AATTGAAACGGGCGGAGGTAACTACTTAATACAAGTAGATGATAACTCACGAGTATTGATTATTGGTGAGGGTTTAGTTACTGTTTGGGAGAGCGAAGAAGATTTCTACGCTAACCTCGATGGTGCTGCCAACCAACCATTAGATACATTTGAATATTAAAGGAAAATAATATGAAATATACAGTATGGATAGGTGGAACTGAAGTTACAAAACACCCCGTAGACAGAGATACAGCCGATGAAATATTAATGGAATATAGAGACAAAGGTTATGACTATGAGGATGTATGGATTGATGTAGCGTTCAAATAGACAGAACAAAGGAGAAATAATATGAATAACAATAAAGCAAGCCTAGCGACATTAGTCGAGGATTTAGAAATACAATGTGAAAACCTAGCAGAGGAGAACGCTTCATTTGCTAACTACCTAGAGTACCACGGATACTCACAGTGTGAGGTAGATAATATTGCACAAGGTTGGCACGGTTCAGTGAGTGACAGGTTAGAGGACGCAGAGGAACTAAAAGCTGAGGTTAAAGCCCTTAGGTTTAGGTTACGTAAAATTGCAAACTATACAGTGATGGAGAATGAAGATGCAAGTATCTAAAGTAATTGAACTACTACAGAAAACATACGAACCCGATGATGAACTAATGATTGATTGGGTTGATAAATTTCAAGCAGAAGTTGATACCGAGGAGCAGTGGAATTGGGCTGTCGGTATGATGGAGGGCAGTAGCGAGGGAATGATTGATATGTATTATGTACAGGATATGGTAAGTGAAGCGATTGCTGATTTAGAAGCGTATGAAGGAGTAACACAAATAGACAGAGCAAAGGAGAAATAAGATGATTAAAGAACCAAAGAGTTACGGTCTTAAAGAAGATATGTTCGAGGTGGCGGAGATGCAGTCTGGGTTGGTAGTAAGTGATCAGCCAATGGATTGGATTGATGCACAAGCGTTCTGTGACATGTACCAAGATGACAGCGGTTATCCGTGTCAAATTAACCAATTAACTAGGGAGAGATGATATGAGTATGGAAAATGATTTAACTGTAATGTCGAGTATCTTAATACCTCATTACAAAAGGGCAATCACAATGGAAGCTGATTCAGAGTACATCGCACTCACAGTACAGGCAGATGATAGCGGACAACCTATGGATAACTACCCTGATAACGTTAAGTACATCAACGTAACCTTTTTGTTTGATACATACACAGGCTGCTTCGAGGGTTTATTAACAGCAAGTGGTAATATTAAAAAGGAGAGATGGTATGACTAAGTACCATGTATATAGTTCAATGCTAGGTGGTTACCTTGCAATGGACTTCACAACAAGGGAAGAAGCTCAAGAATACATCAATGATTATCATTGTAAGATTGAGAAGACTGGAATGAAAGTATTAACACAGGAGAATAGAAAATGAGTAAACACAAGTTAAGCGAGCCAACTAAATATGAGATGCCGATGCCTATGAATGATGAAAAGCCTTGGAAACAATTAATAAAACACGTAGAACGCTTAGATGATACTGTTACTAGACTAACGCTTGAGATGAAAGCAATGAAAGAGTTAATGATAACTCCCGATGACTTTGACTATTTGGGCTGCTTGAAAAGCACGTATGAAAAGCACGTAACTAATCAGGAGAATGAAGATGAATAAATCAGAGATTATGAGAGTGTTACTTTGTTTGTCACGCATTGAAGGTAAGGTCGTTATGGAATTAGATGACTACCTGAGTGATGAACTAACTGAGGTTGTTGATATGTTGGCTAAGAAGATACTAAAGGAGAATAAAGATGACTGAAGAACTAAAAGCATATGTAAATGCTTATATGGATGGACTAGAGGTTGAGTATCGTTTTAATGCGCGGTGGTATGTCGTTGAGTCTTTTTCAGACTTTGATGATACTAGCGCTGATTATCGTATCAAACCTATAAACAAAGAAGTAAATATGAACTACTTAGAACTATATCAAGAAGATTTCAGAAGTAAGGCTGTGTGGCAAGATGTTTGTGATGCATTAGAAGTATCGTCAGACACTGGCTACATCGTTCTTAGAGAAGACGGTGAATGGTATATGTGTGTTGCTAGAACAGAAGTTATGAAGAAGGAAAATAATGATACATAATTGCAGCCATTGTGGCGTACCGATAGACAACGGTTTTATGACAGAAGACGGTGAATGGTATATGTGTGATGAAATATGCGTCACAGGAATGTATGTCAGAGACAATTTAAACAATGATTATGTTGTCTTTGATGAAATACAGAAGGACAGTGACGAAGATTACCTATTCTGGTCTGATTGGTCTGCTGTACATGAAAATGTTCCTGATGATGAAGTAGCTTCACATGCTAAACAATAATGAGGTGATGAATCGCATCTATTCCTTGAGGAGAGTAGTACTTCTTGGGAGAAGTGAGTAGCGATCCATCAGTTGCCATTATACATCACTATAAATAACGAGAGACAATATGAATAACATGAATATAGAAATAACAACCCTCAAAAGAGCACAAGAGATTACTGGAGGTGTGGCTAAAACATCTAAACTGGACACCTGCAGTAGTAATCTGTCAGCATTTGACTGCAAGACAGGATCAAGACTAGCTCTCATACCAGGGTCTGTATGCTTTGACTGCTATGCCAGAAAAGGTAACTACAGATTTTCAAACGTCAAGAAAGCACTGCAACGCAGAACCAAGTTGATATCCGACAACAGTTGGGTAAAGGCTTGGGTGTTTATCTTAAATCATAAGAAGAGGATAACCCAATCGGGTTTGTTCAGACATTTCGACAGTGGTGACTTGCAAAGTAAAGAGCACCTTGAGAAGATTATCGAAGTGGCTAGACAAACTCCAAAGATTAACCATTGGCTTCCTACCAAGGAATCAGTCTTAATTAAGAACTTCAAAGGTGATGTGCCTAAGAATCTCTTGATAAGATTGAGCGGCTCTATGATTAATGGGAAACCACCTAAGTACGCTCACACATCAACTGTTACAACAAATCCAGACAAGGCAACTTGTAGGGCATTTGAAACTAACGGACAATGTAAGGGCTGTACTAAATGTTGGAATCCTTCTATCAAAAACATCACATACCTAAAACACTAATGTTAAAATTATCAACTACTTGGGAGAAAACATGAAAACAGATGTAACTGAAGAAGTTAAAGGAAAGTGGTTTCAAGTCTTAAAAGAACTCGGACTTCCTAAGAACTTCTTAGAAGGCAAGAACGGGCCATGTCCGTTGTGCGGTGGCAAAGACAGATACAGATTCACAGACTATAACAATGACGGCCTATACTTATGTAGAGGTTGTGGTAATGGAGATGGTTGGGGTCTTGTACAGAAGTACTTTGATATTAACTTCGCCACTGCAGCTAAACAAATCAAAGGAGTCTTGGGAATAACTGGAGGAATGCCAGTTGACAACCCTAAGTTCAATCCTGTTCCCGCATTAAAGTCTGTAGCAAAGAAAGCTAGGAATTTAGGGGGACATACATCAGTTACTAAATACTTAGATTCCAGAGGATTTACAACCTACCCAGACGGACTAAAACAAGCAAACCTTAAGTTCTACAAAAACATGAAAAGCCAAGGAGAGTATGAGGTACTGGTTGCTTTAATTCAAGACTGGAAAGGTGTTGGCGTATCTTATCATCTTACTTATACTAAAGATGGGAAAAAGGCAGATATAGACCCTGCTAGAAAGATAATGACTCCAAAAGGAACTATATCAGGTGCGGCTATTAGGTTACACACTGACTTCGATGAGAAGATATGTATAGCTGAGGGTATTGAATCTGCATACGCTGCCCATATCGACTCAGGACTGCCTGCATTTGCAGCAATGAATGCTAATTGTTTAGAAAACTTCGTACCTCCAGAAGGGATAACACAAGTCTGGATATATGCTGATAATGATCGCAACTACACAGGTCAAGCAGCAGCATACAAACTAGGAAGAAGGCTTATGATTAAGGGAATAGAAGCATGGGTATTTGTTCCAGACAAGATAGGTCAAGATCAGAATGATGTACTAATGTCTAGTATGACTATAAAGAAAAAGAGCGAGCATGTAAGAATTGAAATGAACAATTAAGGGGAAAACATGGATTTCAAGATACAAGAGATAGTGTGGGCTATTGAGGAAATTGTAACTGATTATAAAAACAACAAAAGAGTTGCTGTACAAATCTTTAGAGATGCTAAATGCTTAAGAGATGACTTTAGAAGTTACTCAATAGTAGCCGATGCATTTAACTTCTTAACCTACTCATTCTGTAAACATGAAGGGGAAGTTCCATTAACCAATTCTCTAGTTAAGATAGGAGAAATAACCGCTAAAACTCTTGACATAAACAAGATTCAAACAAACAGAGCAATACAGTTAGGTTCTTTAATCATAGAAGCATTGATTGACAATGGTTATATAACCTTACATAGAGAAGAGTATATGTCTTATGAGCAGCTAATAGAAAAAGATAAGAAGGTCAAAGTCAGGTTCCAACCTTACCACATAGAAATAGGATCTAGATTTAAAGGGATTAAATTCTTAGTCAAGGAAAGAATTGGCATCTCGGCTAGGAAGTACCCTAAATGGGATTCTAATAAGAGAGTTGTTCTTGGAGTTGAAGATAGGCTTGTTAAAGGCGTTGTTAAAGTTGATAAGTCTAAACCTTATCTGAAAGCTGTGAATAACATAGAACAAGTTAGATGGGAAGTCAATCCTAAGGTAGCTGAGATATCCAATACGCTTACTTCTTTGTTAATTGATAGTAGCATCAGGCTAAGAGATAAAGATGGTTCTGACGTGCAATTTGAGGCTCGTGATATTAAGAGAGAACATGAGAACAAAGAATACAAAGATGTTGATCTGTACCACAACGATATCTTGTTTGAGCCTCACTTAGGCAACTCATCTCAAGTAAAAGTTATAGAGCTTCAAATGGTTAAGCTGGAAAAACAAGCTAAAAAGGTTAAATCTGACAAGAAACGATTAAAGGAGATTACAAAGCAAATATCTAAATGCGCTGAAATCTATGAAAAGAAGAACAGACAATGGCAGGCTAAGCAATTATGCTTAAGAACCCAGTCTAAATCAAACAGAGATGAGTTTATCCTTAATACTATTCACGGAACTAAAGAAGCTCCTGGATGGATAGGATATAAGTTCTATCTTGCAAGCTTTCTTGATTTCAGGGGAAGGATGTATGCTCGTGATCCGTATTTCTCTTATCAATCATCAGACCTTGCAAGGGGGCATCTAATGTTTGCAGAAAAGAAAGTAATGACAGACAAGGGATACAAACATCTTCTTATTCACATAGCAAACAGTTATAACCAGTCCTACACAATAAACCAATTAAAAGAGGCTAATTGGATAGAGTCTGACTACATTAAAGACTTAGAGGAAGATGGTATTCCTGATATGTCTGTAGACAAGATGACGTTGCAAGACAGGATTAACTGGTCTGAATATAATCTTGATATGTTCTTAAGTATAGCGTTAGATCCAATAGAAGACAAAGAGGCTTGGATGAGCGCTGAGAAGCCTTGGGTATTCTTGTCATTGTGCTTTGAGGTTGTCCAATACTTAGCAGAGGATGGTGACTACTATTCTCAAATACCTATCGCTATTGACGGCTCAGTAAACGGAACCCAACACTTAGCCGCTATGAGTAAGGATGAGATTGCTGGAGCTATGGTTGGATTAATACCCCAAGAGAAACCGATTGATTTCTATATCGTGGTTGCTAAGGGAATCATAAACTCAAACATAGACAATGACCTTGGAGAAATCCTTGCTAAGATTCCAATGAAGTTAATTCGTAAAGGAATAAGTAAGAGAGGGACTATGACCAAAGCTTATGATGCAGGGGTTAGGTGTATATCAAACATCATTTACACAGATTGTTATGACGCAGGAATGACTGCTAAATACAATATAACTAGATCAGTAGCTAATAAACTTGCTAAGGATTTAGTTTCAACCTATAACTCGTTATGCTCTGGACCAGTAGCTGTAAAGAACTACTTACAGGCATTAATGAAATATAGGATTAAAGAACTTGGCTATAAATCAGCACAATGGGAGACCCCAAGTGGGTTTGAAGTTGTTGCTGAGAAATGGTCAACTAAGAAGAAGAGGGCAGTTGTCAGCTTCTGTAAGAAACGAATCGATATTATCTATCGAGAGATAACAGACGTGCCTTCTGTTCATGAAATAACATCTGGGATTAGTCCCAACTATGTTCATTCAATGGATGCGGCACATATGTCTTTAGTAATTAATCAACTACATGAAGAAGGAATTACCTCATTTGGGGCAATCCACGATAGCTTCTCTGTCCATGCGGACGATGTTGATCAATTGCTTGAGATAACTAAGTCTGTATTCATTTCAATATACAACTGTGATGTCTTTAAAGATATGAAATCACAGTTCATTGGGATGGATGATAAGTTCGATGTGTTAGAACCTAAGTCTGGAAGTCTAGATTTAGAACAAATAAAGGACTCAAAGTATTTCTTCTGTTAAAGGGTTTATCCCTTACGCAGTATACGAAATTCCTATTGTGTCCTTATAGAGCAATTAAGCTCGAACCCAAAGGAGAACAAATATGTCTAAAGAAACATATAATTTTAGTAACGTGAAAGTATTCTGGGCTAAAGTAGACCCAGCCAACCCAGAAGCACCATTTAGAGACAATGGTACTAAGCCATTTACTTGGAACATGGTTATTGGCCTAGATGACAAAACTTCAGAAGCATTTAAAGCTCTGAAGATGAACAAGTTCCGTAGAGATGGAGAAGGAGATCTTAAGCTTGAAGATGGATTAAAGACCATTGCTGTAAGTAAGTCTGCCACATTCGGAAGAAAAGGAGGACCTAAGAAACCTGTCATTGTTGTAGATACTTACGGCAACCCATATACAGGTCTAATCGGTAACGGCTCAGTCTGTAATGTCCAATGTTCTGTAAGAGATTGGACATACGAAGGACAGCCAGGAAAGACGGCAGACCTTGAAGCTATACAGATTCTAGAACTTGTTGAATATGAATCAGAAGGTGACAGTTTCACACCAAACTTCGAATTCAAAGAACAACAGAAAGTAGACCTAGCAGAAGTAACAGCAGGCGTAGAAGAAGAGGAACATATCCCTTTCTGATCCCTAGTTATAGGAAAAGATACAGTTAAGTAAGTTCGCTGTCTAAACTGCTCCGAAGATGTTGCACTTCGTACTTACAATGCAACCCTAATTAAACTAAACAATTAAAGGAAAACAACATGGAACTATTTCTTATACTATACTTCGCTATCTTTGTTGGGGTCTCTCTATATAACACATTCAGATGAGCTTCATATTAAGACAATACCAAAAGGATGTTCTAAACGAACTAGTTAGGTCACACAGACAAGGAAAGAAGAAAGTGATACTACAGGCAGCTACAGGCGCAGGAAAGACAGTAATGGCAGCTGCACTAGTTAAATACTTTGTTAAGAACAACCTAAGAGTTCTCTTTCTGGCACACAGAAGAGAACTCATAACACAAGCCTCAGATAAGCTAACGCAATCTGATATACGACACGGAATCATAATGGCTAATCATAGATCTGATAAGACTTGTGATGTCCAGATTGCCTCAGTAGATACTTTAAGAGCAAGGGCTATCAATGCTAAGAAGATGGATCTACCTAAGGCAGATGTAATCTTTATTGATGAATGCCACAGGTCTCTTTCAAACACCTACTTAAAGATAATAAGCTTATACAAAAACAGTTTACTAATCGGATTAACCGCAACCCCAGTTAGAGGTAACGGAGAAGGCTTGGGAAGTGTATATGAACACATGGTGTCAGCTCCTAGCATTAAAGAGTTAACCAAACTTGGTTCTCTGGTAGATGTTAAATATTACTCACCAAGCGTCCCAGACCTAAAAGGAATCGGAGTAATTGGTGGAGACTTTAATTCCAAATCATTGAACGATAGAATGGATCAACCTAAGCTAGTGGGAGATATAGTCTCAACCTGGAAACACCTAGCTAAAGACAAACAAACATTAATCTTTGCATCAGGAGTTAAACATTCTCAGAACATAATGGAAGCGTTCAAGTCTAATGGAATCAAAGCTGGACATTTAGACGGTGGAACTGAGAACGAAGAAAGAGAGCAAACCCTAAAGGACTTTAACTCTGGAAAGATAACTGTACTTTGTAACTGTATGGTTCTAACAGAGGGGTTTGACTCTCCTTGCGCTGAAGTTTGCGTACTTGCAAGACCAACTAAATCACTTGGACTATATATTCAAATGGTTGGCAGGGTTCTTAGACCCCATAAAAGCAAACAAAATGCAATGGTAATTGATCATTCAGGCGCTGTTTATATTAACGGATTTGTTGACGATGAACATAAATGGGACTTAGGTACTGGTATCCTAAGAAAGAGAGCTGAACGCAAGGAAAGAACTAAAGAAGACTCTGTTATTGTTTGTGAAGGCTGCTTCCGAACATACTCTGGATCAAACATATGTCCTACCTGTGGTAAGATACATCAAACTAAATCTGAATACGTTGCATTCTTAGATTCTCAATTAGGATTAGTTAACAAGAAGACTAGGGTAATTGAGGCTAAAGAGAAATATGCTCCAGACTTCAGAAAGGTCTTCTATGAAGAGCTGATCGGGATGGGAGAAATTAAAGGGTACAAGCCTGGCTGGTCAGCTTATAAGTACAAGCAAAGGTTTGGTGAATGGCCTCCAAAAGGAGACTACAAAGCAGTCATGCCATCAGCAGAAACCAAGTCATATGTTAAGCACCTACAAATCAAAGAGGTTAAGAGAAAGCAAGCAGAAGGAGAACTTCCTTCTCAGTTTAAAAAGAAAGACAGACAAGAGTCATTAAATCTTGGGTGAGTACATCATCTCTGCTGCAAAAGAGTACGCTCCGCAGTGGGTTATAAAGACGGCACAACTACTGTCGTATGTATAAGTAGTTACGAACCTTGGATCTAGTGCGTGGATCCTTCTTGTCGGTCTCCTTTGGGTTTTCATGTTTCCCTTTCATAGCTGGCAAGAATTGTTTAGAAGGCTTGGTCACGTCCTTTTTCATGCATAGTGACCACTAATTAATACAATAAAACGAGGAGAGCTCATGGAAAGAAAGAGAAAGGAATGGAAATTAGATGATGGCAGTATATGGACTACTAAGTCATTATCTGAATTAGTAGGTTGTTCATTAAGCAGTGCATATCATAGATTAAGTAAAACAAAAGACCATGTATATGTACTAAGACCTATAGATAAAGTTAAACGAATCAAGGGTTACAAACTATACAAGTTAGATGATGGCAGTGAATGGACAGCAAAGCAGGTGGCTGAATTCACAGGTTGCCCTCATTCTACAGCTTCAACTAGGTTGTCTTGTTATACAGACCCAGCTAAAGTACTAGCACCACCAATAAGAAAGCCTCTTCACGACAAGAAGCCTAACAAGCAAATGAAAAAAAGAATGTTCTTCGATCCAGAGGGTCATTGGAAACTTATCAATTCATTCACATAGTATGAATAAAGGGCAATGAGTGAAGTCCTTGTATAAACAGAAGATATGCCACTAACGCTGTCTTTAAGACCTCACTAAATTAAAACAATAGGAGAAAAACATGAAGATATACTCAGAAGAACAATTGCCACAGGGTAGTGAAGAATGGCTAAAAATTAGAAGACTACACGGAACAGCATCAGAAGCTGCATCAGTATTAGAACTCTCACCTTGGACACCAAAGACTCCATTACAATTATGGCAGGTTAAGAATGGGGAGCTTCACATTAAACTTAATGAAGCTATGAAGATTGGAACAGAAACAGAAGACGAGGCTCGTGAACTATACGAGAAGGTTTCTGGCAAGACTTACATTCCAGTTTGTATTACAGATGAAATTGATGGATTACCATTGATGGCTTCCTTGGACGGAATGGAGCGAGGCAAGGGTAACTCTATCGTAGAGATTAAAGTCCCTCTAAGCGGATCCTGCTCGCCCCTATGGGCTAATATGGAGTTAGAAGAAGACCTCCCGATTCATTATGTTTTACAAATGCAGCAACAGATGTTATTATCTAAACAAGACCAATGTAACTTCTGGGTATATGACCGAAAGAATAAAGTTGGCTTACACAGAATTGTAAAACAAGATAAACAAGTTCAACAACAGATCATAGATGGTTGGGCTAAATACTTCGAGGGTAAACCTGAAGCTGGGGATAGGGATGTTATTGTGAGAGATGATAAGGAATGGTGCAAATTAGCAATGCTTTGGAGGATGGCTAAGTCTGATGCAGATGAAGCTACTAGAAAGCAGAAAGATTTTCGCCAACAGCTTATTGATCTTTGTGATGGCAGGTCATACAAAGGCAATCAAGTTCAGCTAACTAAGAACACAAAGACAGGTGGCTGGTCTATCAGGAAAGTCAAGTGAAGTACAATGCCATATTGGAATATCCAACCTTTACTCGAAAGGGTAAAGTTGTAAAACTATCACAGAATATCTTTAAGAAGATGCACTGGGGCTCTCAAGCTAAATGCAAGAAAGACTACTCAGAGCTTGTATCAGGATTCACAGAGTCTCTACCAAGATTCAATTGGATTAGACCTGAATACACATTATTCTTCAAAGGAAACCGACCTAAAGACTTAGACAACTACTGGTTTCCAGTACATAAGTTCTTAATGGATGCCATTGTAGAAGGTGGTAAGTTAGAAGATGACAACTTTAAATTCGTAAGAGGATTCGTTGTTGACTTCGGTGAGGCTGGTAAGGATGTCGAAGATCATGTTGTTGTTGAGCTCATAGGAGAGATCAATGACGAGGACGATACAAACTAACGAAGCAATAGAGAAATGTTACAGAGTTGTGATGGCAACATGCGGCCCTGCTACAACAGATCAATGTTCATCATGGCTAGAAACCCTAAGGATACTAAAGTCTATGGGGTTTAACCATGTTGCATACGAAGAAAGAATAACAAAGGAGTAACAACATGATTGAAATAATATTAGGATTAATAATATTCACTCTCGGGGGAGGGTATATAACCTGGCGACATGGCGTTCGCAAGTTTGAGGAAGGTATGGTAACAGCTCTTATGGATCATCATAAGGGCAGCCTTACTTACAAAGCTGAAGAACATAAAGGTAAGTACATATTGGAAATATTCAGGGAGGGGTAATGCATTCTTATGAACAATGTAAGATTAAGATTGAAGGTATTAAAGAAATACTTGATAGGATTAAGAAACATTCAAGCAAAGAGAACTCAGATGCTATTCATATGACAGAATCAGCTATTATTATGTGTGATGAGTTATTAAGAGAAGATGTAAGTAACAAACAAAGGAACTAAATGCTAAATAAGATAAGTATGTGGTGGAATAGGATGTGCATGTATTGCTTATTTATTCGCATTAAGATTAAGATTAACAAATGGGGAGGGAAAGTTGGAGACCAGTTCTGGGATCGCTAACCTTATCTAACTAACAGGAGAACAAATGAACAAAGAAAGTAAAGAAGAAGCTTGCTCAATATTAGCTCAAGAATATTCAAACATTGCAAAAGCGTCTGGCTTTAAACACAAAGATGTCTATTCTCATTATATGAATAGATGTATAGATAGGGAAGATGAAGTGGTTGCTGAGCAAGTAATGAGAGAGGCTTACAATAAGATAAAAGAGAACCCGAATGTTTCTTGGGTTGAGGAATGGCATAAAGAAAGACAAAAGAGGAAGGTAGTAGAAACAAAGTATGAAATATTAACAAGCAAGATTAAAAGAGACACAGTTAACAACAGAACTATAGAAGAAAAGGATCAGTACCTGATGAATTATGCCAGGAGCTTAAACTTCCTGTGAATTTAGAAGAGTATTGTGAAAGGCTGTATGACTATAATGAACCAATAAAGGAGAAAGAGATGAGAACATGTAGAGCGACATTTACAATTGTAGATGATGAGAATGAAAAGTTAAACAGAACAGAAGTAATTGAAATGGTATTTAGTATTGCTGATGATAGTAATATGATTGATGCAATGTTAGATTACTTAGCAGATGAAGATGAAGCAGAGAATAAGAAGCCCTCACCTATCATCACAAGTAAGCATTAATGGAAGACCTAGCCGATTATGGTTGGATAGATAACAAAGCCGATAAGGCAAGGAGAGATATGAAAGATTATAATGTAATGAGTATGCATGGCATCTCAGATAAAGACTACATCGAAGAGTTTAATTTAGACCCTGAACTAGAAGGCACACCTGCAATCAATGATGCAATGATGGATGTTGTTGGAGCAATGAACCTTAAAGCTGAAAAGGCAAGACTACTGGAAGAAGGAAAAGCATCTGAACAGGCACAGAAGGAAGCTTACAAGATTGTAAACAACAAACGAAAGGAAGCCGAGGATCTACTTAAAGCTGTTACAAAGCAAAGGGGTTACTAATGTCTAGGATGGAAGACAATCTGGTTATGATTGATGATGATTACGGAGTTACTAAAGACAACTATAACTGGATATTAATCAAAAACCCTATATGTATTGGAAAGAAGAAAAGAGAATACAGGTTCTTCTTTCCAACCCTTCAGATGATGAGTAAGTTTATTGTCGATTTAAAGTCAAAAGATACTTTAGTCAGGCTAACAGATGGCTCAACAGATACAAGCCCAGCAACACTGTCTTTTGACAGTCTGAATGATGAAATAATAAAGGACTTACATCTATACTTGAACAAGGTAACACAACAACAAGAAGTTAGTACTTAAAAAACAAAACCCCACGGGAATCCATTACGGAAACCTGTGGGGTTTGTTTGTTTACTTCGATTTATTCTTCCATCTAGGAATAGGAAACTGACGAGCTGCTTCTTTAGCCATCTCTATCTGTAAATCCTTATATCTTTTATTTAGTTTCTCAACTAACTTCATAAGATTAACTTTAACATCTTCCTTTTCAGTTCTAGGATTGTAAAGCAGAATAGTCTGAGAGCTAAGGTCGAACTTAATACCCTTCTCTTTTGCCTGCTTCTTCATACCAGCAATGAACCTATCAAGATTTGATATCTCTGCATTGATCTTCTTAAACCATTTGTTAAGATGACGTGCAGACATCTCTGCTTGAGTAGTAGTAGTCATAAGACCATCAAAGATTTGAGCTCCATAGAATTGCTTACCTTGTTTCTGAAGGTCTTCAAAGGAATCAATAAAGCCTCCATTCATGTTTTCAGAATCATTACTATGGGTAACCATTACAGCAGCTGATTTAACAGCTTTGTACACTTCCTTGCCACTAGCAGATACTGATAAGGCCCTAGGATCATGAGTTCTTGTCAAAACATCAACATTAAACCTGTCAACCTTTCCTTCTTCATCCTTAAAGCTTGCCTTGAAAGACTTCTCTTTATCAACATGGGATACAAGCCTGCCAAAGTGAAGAATATGACCAGCATGATTCTTAAACGTAGGATTTAAGCCTTGATTCAAAGAATATTCTGTAATAGCCGCCATAGCCTTTGTATAAGCCCTTAGATCAGGGAAGTTAGTTTCAATAGCCTTAACCATTATCCTTTTAGACAGCTCTCTAAACTCTTGTCCTTCTTTAGAAGTTAAACCTAGATCTTTCTTAGCTAACCTTTGAAAACCATCTTCAGAAACAAGCTTCTCAAGAGTAGCGCCAAAGTCAAGCTTAATCGCAAAGCCACTTGCACCATAAACGAATATCATTAACGGCTTCTTAGCCAGGCTTCTATTCTTAACTCCAAGATATTTCCATAACTGTTTGAACTTAACTCTGGTAGCCTCATCTCCATTATATTGAGATGATAATGCTTTAAACATTTCCTTAGCAAAGGTCTCTACTGTGTAATAGTAGGTGTCTTCAGCATCACCTTCAATCTTAGGAAGGAGGCCAGTCAATCTAGAAACTAATGTGTTACCAGCCTGAACAGCTGACCACGCAAGAGCATTAGATGTTCCGTCTAGCTCCGTAAAGAATCTAGTTTCGTATGGTTTATTAGTAGGGTTTTTTAAGTAAGTATCGAACCTAAGAGCTTCTTCAACAGCGGTTAAGTATTCCCAATCACCATCAGCTTTTTTAAGAAGCTTAATAGGAATGCCTGACTTGCCTTCTTTAAGATGATTGAAATACATCTTAGACCACTTAGCCACATTAGTATCAAACTTAGTTATAAGCTCTTCAACATATAAAGACTTGTGGTTATCATCCTTCTCAAGACCAGCCCTTTGAAGTATCAATGCTTTATGCATTCCAACTTCTCTAGGGCTCTTGTGATTGATTTGATAAGGCCTTCCAGTCTGCAACAGACTTCTAGCAAACTTGCCACTATGCCAGTTACCAATGTTCTGCTTCAAATAAATTCTATCATTACCAATCATGAAGTCATAATAAAAGATAGCGTCCTGGGTATCCTGAATCCACATTGCTGTGTTGTCATACAATCTGTATCTAGCTCTATCTGAAAGGCTAAGTTCTACCTCATATTTAAAGCCATAACGCTCATTAGTAGGATCAGTTATTGTATTAAGCATTGGACGATTGTTCGCATCTAAGATAGGTGTAAACCTCCAAGGAGTTCCGTTCTTATCTCTTCTAGAAATAGTACCGTCTTTCATCTCTAAGCCAACAAGGCCAATGAAATCAGCATCAATGATCTCTCTAGCCTCTGGATCCGCTAAAGACTCTTCAATACGGATAAACAACTCTCCATTAGATGTAAAAGGAATGTTTTCTTGATAAGTTATTGACTTCTGGGCTTGAGCATAGTCGCCATAGTCTAAAGACTTGTCTCTCTTCTTCTTCTGAGACTTGTTCCATTTAACCTTAGTGCCCTCTTCATTCATCTTACGCTCGAACCTAACCTTTACGACTGCCTTAGGAATCAAAGTAGGAACCATGGCCTCTTGCTTCTGAGCCAAGTCAAGGCCAGCTTCGGTTAACTCAACAATGTTTAAGCTTTTACCATCCTTATTAATTGTTCTTTGCTCAAACAAGGACGGCATTCCTGCCGCTACTAAACGGTCGTTAGCTCTTAACACAATCTCTTTAGTGATTGCCCCTGTAACTCCCTGGGTCATCTTGTCGCCATTCTTAATGTTAAAAGCAGACTCAACTAATGAGCCTATATGACCATTCATGGCAACAGTTCCTGATTCTTCCTTTTCAGCAATCTCAGACTCTGGCTTACCATCTTTAATGTCATTCTCTCTTTGTTCCTTTCTCCAGCGTTGCTCTAAAAGAGAGTGCATGAAAGAATACATCATAGAATCAGTAAAAGCCTGACCTAAGTCATTCCTTTCAGCTTCCTCTTGCAAAGCTAAGAAACGCTTACCGTATTCAGCCAAACTTCTAACATCTCCAAGTGGGGCTTTCTCTTCATTGTTAAGCCTTTCATAGAACTCAGTTTTCTTCGCTCCACTAAAGTTAAAGTTAAGCTTTCCAGCCTCTTCTCCAAGCAATGAAGTCATCTGCTTGTGGCTAGTTATAACCTCATCAAAGTCAGGACGACTAACAGTATCATCGCCTTCATTTAATAAAGCGAACGCAGCATCTTCACTACCCTCATCGATTAACCTTGCAAACTCTTCAAACTTAGCAGGCTCTCTGCGAGTAACCTTATCCTCTTCAGGTGTGAATGTTTCGTACTCAGATTCCTGTGTAGGAAACTGAGATACATTCTCCATTCTCTGCTTCTCAATTCTTTCTCGATTAGCATCAATTATAGGATCGCCTTCTGGAGCAATAATAGGAACTACTGATTCAGTAGAATTCAAAGCTATATCAAGATCATCTAAAATGACCTGGCTCTCTGTTCTTTCGTCAGTACTTTTATTCTCTTTAGATTCCACGTACTTAACCATAGCTTGATCAGTATCTATATCTATATCATCATCGAAGCGTATGTCTTTATCAATGTCCTCGATTACCTGTTCAGGTGCATCAAACACACTTTGTTTAGAACCCCTTAAGAGTCCACTTGTTAATTTACTCATTTGTATTTACCTTTATTTGAATAAGTAAGAAGAGCCGAATAATGGTGTAGCTTTCTTAGCATAATAACCAACTCCAGACATATCTCCTGACATTGCGTTGTCAAGCACTTTATGCGCCCAACTAAGTGTACCAGTAAACGGACCTAAGTCTCCTGCTAGTTGTTCAAGGAACGGTTCGTTGATATCGTATATCGGATGAATCATATCAATGAATCTTTCAGATGTACCAAACAATCCAGAAGACATAATACCTCTCTGAGCATAACCATAGTCTTCTAACCAAGGGTTGTGTCCATCTTCATACTTCCATTCGTCCTTAAGCATTTGTCCAAGGAAAGCAAACATAAGCATAGTCATTGCTGCTGCATACGCATGGTATCTAGCAGATGGGTTGCCATGTCTGAACCTTCTCCAAGCTCTTGGAAGGATGTGAGATGTGAATGTAGATAAGAAACCTTGGTATTGACCCATCATTCTGAAATGAGGATCTGAATACCATATAGGTCTGTCAGCTGAGTTAGGGTTAGCTAAGATGTTATCAACATATGAATGACGAGCAATCTGCATCTGATCAAACAAACTATAGAATGGAGCGTCTTTATTTCCTTGACCTAACTCCTGATTAATAATCCTCTGCAAAGCAGCATAGTATCTTTCAGGGTCATGTGTTGGATCTAAACCCTCTTTCTTAAGCTCTGCATGAAGACTATTAACAAATGTATGGTATTCCTTCGCCATAGCCTTAGGATCTATACCAAGCTCTCTTAGTCTTTCATAAGCATCAGCTCCGATATTCCTACCAGACTCATAATGTTGGAACACTAAAGCCAAGTCTCTAATGATTGCATCTTGTGCCATAGATAGGGCGGCAATACGAGTAGCGTCAGTGAACGGCTTTAGTAGATTGAATGTAAAGAAAGCCTGAAGAACTGATTCTTTAAACTTACTCATATGATCAATCTGCTGGCCGATATCGATATGTCCTAATACGCCTGTAGCGTGTGAACCATAGAACGCATAGAAATCCCTTTCAACAGCTGACAACTCCTCAGGAGTCATCCCAGAGCCTTTAACCATATACCTCATAGAGTCTTTAGTAGACTTCTTAAAATGTTGGAATAGCTGTTTAGCTGCCTGCATTAATACTTGCTTAGCTTCCTTGTCATGTATTGCATTTAACACCAACAATCCAATCTCAGGAAGAGATGCTAACAATGATGTATCAAGTTGCGTAATAGAGCCAAAGAACAACAGGTTAGATTGAAGCTCAAGAAGTTTCTTGTTCTCCATTTCATGATATCTCCCTAAGGAAGCATCTCTGTAATCCATGATTACCTTGGCAGTCATAGGATCCCATCTGTCTCCCATTCCTTCTTTCTCTAGAGTAGATTTAATGAAATGCAATACTCTATCTACGCCTTTACCATCCTTACCAGCAACCTGAACTTCTACACCGTAATCAACCATTGATGCAATGTTATGACTAAGAACCTTAAACATGTTCTTCTCTAAGAATGTATCTCTCATAACATTTGATGAATTCAAATGCATACTAGTCTTTCTTAGTGTGTCAGGTAAACCCATTCGTTTGAATTCTGCATCTGTCATATTGCCCATTGAGAAGGTCTCTCCACCTTCAACAACAGCTTTATAGAACTTATGAGCATCTTCACGAGACAGTTTAGTTGTAATAACCTTGCCTGTCTTAGGATCAATATGCGTCCAGCCATCAACTAAAGTCTGAACGAATAACTCTTTGTTCTTTCTAACTTCAGCTGGAGCTAAAACAGCAGCAGACTCAACATAACCTTTGCGCCTATCTAAGTCCTTACCTGTAAGTTTTTCGTAAAGCAACGCATTCATTTCGGCGACTGCTTCTAACTCTTTAGCAGCCTTCTCATAAACATCTAGCTTACCTTCCCTTTCTAGCTGAGTTGTTACAGGATTAACAGTGGTAGCCCCATGAGGAACCACTGCGTCCTTAGCCCTAGTCCGCTCTGCCATAAACTCTTTAAGAGTCTTTAGGGCTGCGTCAGTATCCTTGCCAACAGCTCTTAATCCAGACTCTGCTATAAAGTTAGACCAAACTGTTTCAAGATAAATATTAATCTTTCCAGCAAGTCTTTGCTTCATCTTAATCTTAGACTGACCAGGCATAAACGACTTGTTACTAGGAGCTTCAATAGTCATTAGAATAGCGTATGCTTGTCTAACCGCAGGAGGAAGTGTTTCATCTTCAACCATTTTCTGAAGATACTTAGACCCTCCTTTCATAAAGAACTTGCCAGGAAAGTCTTTAATAGTCTTCCACCAGCCTTTGTTCACTGTCTTGTCATCAGATTCTGCCTTGTCGTATTCATCCTTAATAACAGAAGATGAGTCGCCATTCTTAACCGCTTCTTTAAACTCTGGAGAATCCATAAGCGTTTGAAGCTGGTCATAAGCGTCTCCACCATGCCAATAGTTCTTCTCAACATTATCTGCTGATGCAGAATAATCTCGTTGCATTTGCTTAAGACGACCATAGTCAGAGATAGTTGTACTAACACCTGACATAGACCCACCTAACAATGCACCACCAGCAGCAGCATTGATTAGAACTCTACGGTATTCTTCACCATCAAATTCACCATGCTCACCACCATAATGTGCAGTGACGTAGCCTGTTGTTTCTTGAGCCATCTCAGTAGTGCCCTCAATAGCAGCACCACGACCAAAGTTCTTTCCAAACGACTTAGCAACTAAGCCTTTCTTAACTAAGATGTCTACAACACCCTCTACTTGATCAAGAAGATCCATTTGAGCTTTACCCAAGTTGTTCTTAACATCTAGAGTGGCTGCGTCAATTGATATACCTGTCTTCTTAGCGTGTTGAGCAATCACTTGATCCATACCATCTTTAGTTAGCACATAAGATGGCTTCATAATACCTCTTAGACCTAAACGATCCAATAGGGCCATAGCTAAGCCAGCTGACATTGCAGCACCAGCATTCTTGGAATCTTTGTCTCCGCCCATACGATGATATGTATCACCTGCATACACCAACCAAGGCATAGCAGTACCAGCAGCAACGCCAATTCCAGCCCCAAGAGGCCCACCGATCACACCACCAACAACAGCGCCTGCGCCATAGGAAGCAACCAAACCAAGAATATAAGGTAACCCCATGCCAGCTAAGCCAGCTATATAGTTACCTGCTGTAGATACATCCTCAATATTAGTAATGTCGTCAATATACGCTGGTAATTCCCTTAGTTTACTCTCGTATATGTCTGCATTAATCTTGCCAGATAAGTAAAGCTCTTCGTTATTAAGAGCATCACCCAGCATAGAACGGCCGCCTTGGATACCTTGCTTAATGCCAATCCAACTAGACTCGAAAGCAGCTGAAAAAGGATTGTCAGCACGGTTCATGAAGTCTCTATCAGCATGCAAGAACATTGCCTCACGGTCAACATAGATAGACTCTGGGCCTCTATATCCTGCTTCTGCAGCATAAGCCGCTTCATTTAAAGCAACAGCCTTCTCACCAACTAAAGTGTCTCTCCAATGTTGTTGAACTCTGCCTCTAGCTTGTGCCCAAGGGTCGTTAGGATCTATCTCTCTAATACCCCTAGCCATTCTTCCAGCTTCAGCTAAAGCGACCTGCTTGTCAGAAGAGAACTTATCTAAAGGAATAATGCCTTCGTAGTAAGCCTTATCTCCAAGACCTAATCCATCTTTATTCTGTAATGGAGACAGTAGTCTGTCGTAGATGTCTTCTTCTGAATCATCAGGAAGGATATTAAAACCTTGAGAGTTTGCTAGTCCAGCAATCTCATCAGCAATAATTTCTCCATCCCAATCACCATACTTAACAGTTCCATCTTCTAAGAAGTGAAGGGTTTCTGGAACCGACATATCACTAAAACGGACTGGAGCCCCTTCAGCTTTACTAGTTGGCTCAATAGTGTCTCCATCAACAAACCAGTATTCACCTTTGTTGGTTTGAATAGACCTCCTAACATGTGTTGGGATATCGTTCTCACCTTCTAGATAATCTGTAAGCATGGTTGCTCCTTATGTATTATTTCAATTGTCCTACCTGTGAGTTAGCAAACTCAAGGAATGTTAGGTCTTTCCTGTCTTCCAGACTAATCTTTCTCCATATCTTAATTAGGGACTTAAATACTTCATCAGCATTCTGATAGTTATCAGATCCTTTTACAATAGTATCAACTGACGCTCTTAAAGACAATAGTCTTTCAGCATCCAAGTTGCCTTCCTTGTCAAAAAGCATTGGAGCAATATCACCACTTACCCCTTTATCTTTAGTCAACTTAGTGTGATAAGCTCTAGCTCTAATAAAAGCATCTGGAGAAGATGATAAACTGATATCGTCATCGCTTTGAGCTTGAGCTCTCATTGATTTCATCCAGTCTCTCATTCCAGAGTCAAAGATTCTCTTTAAGCCTTTGGCCTTCTTCCCAACAGGAGCCACTAGATCGTCTTCTGATATACCAGCTCTACTTGCATACGCAGAGAACGATGTTTTGTAAGCTTGAGCAACGTCAGGAATCTTCTTATTTATCTTTTCCTTCATCTTCTTATCCATACTAGCAAAGAAGTTGTTGTTATAGTTAGTGGATAAAGTCTCAAGACGTTTAGTTGTAAACTTCAGCAAGTCCTTACGAGCTGTAACAGCCTTGCCTCCTGCTTCAACTTGCTTAAGAGTAAGGTCTCTTACAAACTTACGGTCTTCCTTAGCTATCTCAGCATCAACCTTCTCTTGTCTAGCAATATCTTCACCTACAACACCAAAGCCTGCGGTTGCAGAAGCTCCAAACGACTCTCCACTAGCCACACCTATAAGAGTTCCTAGTATTGCTTTAAACAACTGAGGTCTCCACTCTTTAAGATGACCAGAAGAGTCAACAAATCGTTTGATTTCAGCCTCTGGGTTAGCTCCTGAATTAATTCTATCTTGGAATGTAGTCACTACTTCTTTAGCCACTTCACTCTTGTTAACCTCTTTATGATTATTAGCGCTTTCACGTTCAGCGTCTGTCATAGGGCCTTCGCCTTTACCTTGCCAATCAAAAGATTGATTAGGGTAAATAGATTGATCTTGAGCGACTAAATCATCACGTTCAGCATCTGTGATAGCTCCGTCTGATTGCCCTAACCAAGAAGGGGTATTTGCTAAAGAAGCTTCTTCAGCATCCCATTGATTATTAAAGAAGTCTTGTCCAGCTTCAGCCTTATCGAATGCTGTCTGAGCATCTCTATCTTCAGTAGCTTCAGCTTGGGTATTAAAGTAACCGTCACGAATAAACAAAGGAGCTTCTGGCTCGTTGATCACTTGCGAAAAGCCGCTTGGATGATACATAGTCTTAGGAGTAGTATTACGTCCTCCCCATTCAGTATCCCCAAATTCAGCTTGGTCAAAGAGAGCTGAATCACCGACCATAGCAGCTTCATCGCCATAATAGTTACCTTCCAAATGATAATTGCTTGGAATAAAGCCTTCGTAGTAATCATCATTAGGATCAATACCTTCTAAATTATTAAGACGTGTGTTAGTTCTATCTACACCTTTATTTACATTGTTGCCATCCCAGGTTTGATCTTGAATAGGATTACCCATCGCATCTGTGTCAATCATAGGATTATCAAAGAATTGAGAGGGTTCTAGTTCTGGTCGTGAGTTGTACTCATTACGCCAATCATCGAACCCTTGGGCTGTCTGGGCATCATCAGAGCCAACTTCAGGATAAGCCATCTCTGTATTAGGAGCTACATAACCATTATTCTGGTACATAGCTACCTCTTCTGGAGATGTGGCGATCACAGTCATACCACCTGCATTGGTCATTGGGACCCGCATCTTATCTTTATCTTTGTCCTTTGTCCCTTTGAACGAAGGGGTATTTGTCTTATTTTCAGTAGTAGTAGTGGTTACTGTACCATCTGCATTATGCTTCTTAACTTCAACTTTATTGACGTTTGAAGAAGGATCATTTACCTCTGAAGAATATTTATCTAATACTCCAGTAGAGGCAGAGTCAATAGCGTCATAACCAAAAGCATCAACTTCACCATACTCTGGGCTATTGAAAATACTATATTGCTCTTCACCCGGCATCCAGCTTGCCACCGACGGCAATAAGTTTTGGTAACCCGGAGGAACAGTAGCTCCATTTGCTGTCGCTTGTTGTACTGATTTTCTAATTGAAGCGTCTTGTTCGGGAGAGTATCCCATAGTAGCATTTAGTGCTTCCCATTCTTGTTGTGTCATAATATCTCCTTAATTTCCGAACCAGCTATGCCCGCTGTAATCTTTCTTGTCATTCTTGCCAGGTCCTTTTGTGAAGTACCATTCAACAGGATTCTTCTTAAATTCAACAAACTCGTGAGGGGCCTTAGTGAAATAAGTCTGTGCGTCTGACATGCTGAACAATCCGCCTGTCATCCAGCTTTGGACAGCGTCTTTCTTGTTCTCTGTAAGTAGTTCCGCATCATTCATGTACCATTCTGGCTTCAGAGTATGAAGTGAGTTTTGGACATCATCTAATCTATCAGCAAGTTGCACAGTGTTTAATACACTTGAAGTACCTTGTCTTAAAGAAGAATGTTCAGGATTAACCTGAACAAATCCTGGAGTATTTCCGTATCCCAATGACTTTTCTTTGATCCTTTTAGCGTTAACTGTGCTAACCGCATTAGGGTCTACAGTAACTGCATTTGGATTAGGATTAACAACAGTTTTCTTCTTGGCTAACGGAGCTGGTGTTGGAACAAACTTACGATCCGCTTTCCAATTATTCCTATAAGCATTAGCCTGTCTAGTATTAATTGATCCCTCAGGGACTTTGTATCTACTTCCCCCAGGCATCAAGAAGTCAGGAACATTCTCAGTCCATTCAGGACGATTGTAGATTTCTTTACCAGCATTAGGATGAGAGCGTATAAAGTCTGCCTTAGCTCTCTCAGCCGCTTCTAGTTCAACAGCATTCTTATCCCTAAGAGCACCATCTTTTCCTGTAACTTTAGCATCGATAGCAGTATCAAAACCTGCTAATTCATCTCCCCACATTGACTGTCCAGTATTAACAGGGGCTGTATATTCGTTCCATGCTGCCCCACCAATATCTGTAAGAGCTTTCATTGCCAGCTTCTTATATATGTCGTCTTTAGGAGGAGCAATAGCAGCAGGATTACCATGTTTACTACCATCTGCAAATCCTCTCCATCCTAATTCAGATGTTGCTCCACCCCAAGGGTTTGCTTGTTTGTTATATGCCATCTTATCTTCCTCCAAATTTTCTCATATATTCTTCTTCATCAAACTGAGGTTTATTAGGATTACCTAAAGGTCCTGTAGTTGGAAGAGTTGTTTGTGGTGTACTACCTAAAGTTATCGGTTTGTTTTCTTGACCAATAGTGGAGGCATCCATATTAAACTTAGATTCACCTGGGGCTTCAGAAGCTGTAACACCAGATTCATTTAGTTTATTAGATACGTCGTAAGCAGCTTTAGCCCACATAACCGCATTACCTGCGCCATCAGTAGCTGCATCAGCAGTACCATCGGCAGCAACATCAGTAGCTCCGTTAGCGGCTGCGTCTCCTGCTGGGGAATAAGCGTTATTAGCTAGATCAGCTGTGTTCTCGTTAAGAGCCATCTGTGTCGCTTCATCAGCTAATGGTCCTGCTGCTTTTTGTCCAGCTTGATACTTATCCCAGCCTTGAGCTGCTAAAGTGGCTACATTGCCCATATTGGAGCTACCACCTGGTCTCATAGAGGTTCCACTCTGGCCAGTACTGCCGGATTGAGAACCGAAACCACTAGTGCCAGACCTAACTGATTGTTTGTCAGGGACCATAGCATCAACAGCCATACCAGCTGCCATACCACCTGCAGGTCCACCATAGATAGTGCCTAATATTTGAGCACCAGTCTTAGCAATCATCTTACCTGTGTTCTTCTCTTTGAAGCCCCCACCTACAGCTTTGATAGAGTTTCCTCCCATACCAGATCCAAAGGCTTGACCTTCTTCTTCATCGCCGTATGCGTTACTTCTAGTACCCCATACGTTTTGTTGTTGACCGTAAGCCATTAGTATCTCCTATTTAGAATACCAGTCCTGCTTTCTGCCTTCATCTGTCCATCTAAAATCAGGATCCATTACAGAATCAATAGAATGACCGTCTAACCTATCATCACTCTGGGCGTAATAAGAATAAGCTGGAGTAGAAGTACTATCAGCAGCAGCTCTAGAATAATTAGCAGCAGCCTCTCTAGAAGGAGTACGAATATCTGTTCTTAGATTGTCATCTATAGAAGCACCTAATGGTCCAGCTGCTCTTTGCGCCATATATCGTTCAGCTTCTGCTCTTCGTAAAGCAGACTCTTCAGCCATCTTTCTTTGAAGTTGGTCTCTCCTGTACTCCATATATTCTATCTTTCTCTGATCTTCATTAGAATATACAGGCCTGCGATACCCATTATCAAGAGTTCCAACAAGATCATTTCCTACTTGGTTAAAACGATCCCTAATGTCGCTATTATTCATTGCGGCATATTCCTCGTTTGATTTAGGGAATTCATAACCGTTATTCTGTTGATTCCAAATAGTCATCACTTACCTCCAGATTGTTGTGTAGTAGTAGACTTATCAGCAACACCATGAAATAGTGAAGCATATTGTGATAAACCTTTGTAAGCTGCATCTGCTTGATTCTGAGCTTGTTGTTGTTGTCCTGCACCGATACCTGCTAGTGTTTGAGCACCAGTACCTTGAGCGCCTAACGCTGCTTGTTTATTAGCAAAGTTAGTAGCTTGTTCTTGTTGGTCAATACCAGCAAACTTACCTGCTAAATCATTAGCAATAGACTGTTGGTTAAGAGATTGTCTTGAACCACCTAATCCTCCTGAACGACCAGCACCTGCAGTAGACAGACCTAGTGCCCCTAATGCATCTGTCTTAGCTGCAGTACGCATACCGCTTAAGTCTACCCCTTTATTAGCTTGAGCTGCCATAGCTTGTTCTAAGCCTGTTTGGATACCTGCAGAACCAACACCTTGCTGTTGAGCAGCTAGTTGAGTAGCATTAAAGTCTGCTACAGATCCTAACTGACCTGAGTCATATAACCCTTTGCCTTTGGCAAGCATATCTGTAATCTGAGGCTTATACTCTTGAGCAAAGCCAGTAGTAGAAGTAGAAGAACCTCCACCTTTGTGATATTCCACAGGCTCATATACAGCACCATTGTTCATATTAAGCACATTCTGTGCATTCATTAGAAACTTCATCTAATTCTCCTTTAAGTGTTTTCTCATAGTCACATACATCTCATTCCAACCAACCTTAGTTAGTTGCTTAATGAAACCTCTGCGTCCTGTGTATTCTAAATAATCAATGTGCTCATACTCTTTAACCATCTTCTCAAACTCGGTTATTAAGTAAGGCATATCTGCGTATATTTCACTACCACCTAACGTGATAATGTGTAATGAAGTAAAGTTATTATAAGTAATAACCCTAGTAGTTGCAATGGCGACTGGAGAGCCGTCCATCAGAACTTCCCATAAATGAAACATGGTAGGTTCTTTAATGGCGGCTTCCACTATTTGAGCGGCTGTCCACTCACCATCACTGTGTTCTAAAGCTTTATCTATCTCTTGCTTTAGGCTGTTATATCTGATGAGAATATCCTCACCTTTTATTTGTTTTATCTCATACATAGTCTAAAGGAGATTATTATTCGTTAGGATTAGTTCAACCTTGGTGTTAAATTCTTCCGTGATATGGTCATAACTCCCATCTACATCAAACTCATATTCCTCTTTCTTAACAATGTCCCCAAGAGTCTCTAGGACTGCAACAACAGTCTGCGAAACCTCTGGTGTGTCTGCTCTAGTGGCCCACGCTGTAATTCTAAATGTTTTCATACATAACTCCCTAAATAAACTTTATATTCCAAATTATACGATGACAAGCTTAATGAATTAAACCCATTATAGTACTCTTCCCTTAAGTACAACCTACCTCCACTCACATAAAACGTGATAGCTCTAGCGCCTTTTATTCTCCAATTGAGACCTCCAACATCGGCCCAACCTAAATTACTGATAATCGAGCCCGAACTATTAAACATAGTGTTTGCCCAAGGGTATCCTGAGTAGTTTGTTATCTCAGCTACCGCTAGTACGAACGAAGGAGAATAGGGCGCAGCACCAAGATCGTGATTAACCACCACTGGGGTTGTGTTACCAGTGCCTCTAGAAGCCATTGCTTTAGTGCCTGATAGTGTACTAGTGATTGCTGGCATCTTCCAATCTGTATTGAAGATATCACTACCTGTAGAGTTTGTTACTCTTATCTTGTTGTTGGAGGCGTAGAAACTCATAATCGCATCCTGTGAAAGGAGGCTGCGAAAGTACTACTGGTCCCAGTATGATTAGAGTAAGTGTCTATCTTATACACTACCCCTTGGTAAGGTAAGTCGATAGTTCTTCCTTCTGGGAATAGGAAGTCTTCGCCAGTTGTAACCTTAAATATGTACCTATTATTGGAATCTAGATCTCCATTAGAGGCAATAAACCTCGTTGGTATAATTGATAGAGTTGTTGGCATACTATAGTCCTGCGTTATTAAGAATAATTATCTTGTAGGCTAAAGAAAGAGATGAGAAACTAACATCCTTATTCAGGTATATTTCTCTAGCATAGATATTAGTAGCGTCAGCTCCAAGTGTTACAGTCCTAATAGAAGCGTTACCTGAAGCTTGTACAACAACATCACCTAAGATAGGCTGCTCTCCTGATGAAAGATACCCAAACAACATAGGTTTGAAGCTAAGCCCGTGTGCACCTAAGTTGTGTACTGTGGAGCCATAAGCTGATGAGGAGTCGGAATTATTAGCAGTTCTACTGGCAAGCGACAGTGTCCCCGTCTTAATAGAGGATACCGCCAAATAAGAGAGATCACTATGAAAGTAAATCTTATTTAGATTAGTAAGGGGGCTTCCTATATTGGCATCGCCATCACTAATAGATACAGCGCCTGTATTACCATTGGCATATAGTTTTTTACTCATATTAAATCTCGATACTAATTGTCTTATTAGTTAAATCAATAACAAACTTACCATCAGTAGATTGCATCTTACCTGCAGTTATAGTTCCCATATTGGCGTTTATAGCAGCTAAGTCAGTTACATTAATCTTAGAAGCTGTGACAGCATTAGCTTGTATCTTATCAGCGCTAACAGCATTAGCCGCAAGGACTGAGGTAGTTACAGAGTTAGCTGCCATTTCATTAGCAGTAATAGTACCAGTAACAATCTCAGAAGCTGTAACCGAACCTGCCGCTAGTTCACTTGTGGTGATAGTAAGTGCAGCTATTTGGCCAGCAGTGATACTGTTAGCTGCAATCTCATTAGCACCAATGGTGTTAGCTTGAATCTCAGTAGCCGTTACAGAGTTTGCCGCAAGCTCACTTGTGGTAATAGCGTTAGCTGCAATCTCATTAGCACCAATGGTGTTAGCTTGTATCTGACCAGCAGTAATAGTATTAGCTGCTATTTCTCCAGCGGTAATAGTATTAGCCGCTATCTGAGTAGCACTAATTGTATTGGCTGCTATCTGAGAAGCTGTGATAGTAAGCGCAGCAATCTCTCCAGCTGTAATAGAATTAGCAACAATCTTAGAAGCTGCTACTGATCCAGTTGTTATCTTGCCCCCATCAATGGTTGTTGTAGTTGCAGTATATATGTTGTCAGCTACTGTTGTATCTTGCACATCTACCCAAGCAGTACCACTCCAACGATATAACCTGTTGGCAGCATCAGTGTCAGTCCATAAATCACCTACACCCTCAGCTGTAGGTGCTGTAGTTTGTATAAATGAAACTATCTTACCGTCAGCAGTTGATTGAGCTGTTGCAGCATTCGATATAGCTGTTGCCATATCAGAATCTTGGACGTTAACCCAAGCAGTGCCACTCCAACGGTATAGGGTGTTCCCATCATCTGTATCAGACCATAGGTCACCTATACCTTCAGCAGTAGGAGGTTCATCTTGATAAAAAGTGGTTACTTTACCATCAGCAGTTCCTTGTGCAGTAGCAGCATTAGTAATAGCTGTTGAAGCATCTGATTGAGCTGCAGTTACAGACGCAATAGTTCCTGCGCCAATAGTACTAGGAACAATAGCCCCAGTACCTGCAACTACTAGCTTACCAGCGGTAATTGAGTTAGCGGCAAGCTGATTAGCACCAATAGTATTAGCTTGTATCTCATTGGCAGTAACAGCCCCAGCAGCAATCTCAGAGGTATTTACAGCGTTAGCTGCAATCTTATCTGAGTTAATAGCGTTGTCTAATATTTTATTAACTGTAACTGCATTATCTGCAAGCTTAATTGAGTTAATGGCTCCGTCTAATATCTTATTAACCGTAACTGCATTATTAGCTATCTTGTCTGCGTTAATAGAACTATTAAGAATCTTATTAACTGTAACTGCGTTATTAGCTATCTTACCTGCGTTAATGGCTCCGTCTAATATCTTATTAACCGTAACTGCATTATTAGCTATCTTATCTGAGTTGATAGCATCGTTAAGAATCTTATTAACAGTAATAGCATTATCTGCAATCTTAGACTCAATGATAGTAGTATCTACTAAAAGAGCTCCATCGATATAATCAATAGGGGCTACCCAGGTCGCTATTCCACTAACTTTCTTAAGCATTCCGTATAACTTGCCATCATCATAAGTTATAACTACAGTTGTTCCATAACCGAACTCTCTAATAGAGCTATATGCCCTACCTGTGAAAGCAGACACTGCAAGAATAGTATCAGCGTTCCACTGAGAACTATTAAGAGCAGGTTTATTCCTACCAGTTATTGTATAAGGAATTAAGCCAAAGCCATTCTCTTCAGTAGCTACTGCATATACATTCCAAGTAGATTTAACACTGTTGATAGTATATCTCTCAGCTAGAAAGAAAGCGGTATCGGGAATAGGAGAAGAAGTGGAAATAGAGGTCCAAGGAACTGCGCCCCCACCAGACATAGTACCTGGATAGTCTGGATTCCCCATCTCAGTTAATAACCCTGAGTAGGTTGAATAGTATCTCTCCATAGTGCTAGCAGATGATCCTGCTGATATATCTTCCCAGATGTAGTCTGTAGGGTCTCCTGAGGCGTAAATACTCTTAGAGAATAAGTAACCTCTCCAAGGTAATAACACCCCTGAAGATGAGAAGGCAGAGAACTGAAAGCCAACTGCATCACTTTGGTTGGTAATAACCCCAGACAAGCTTTCATTAGTAATATTACTAGCATAAGCTAGATATAAGACTGCTTCTGAATACTCCCAGCTGTCTCCTACTAGAGAAGCAGTTGGTCCTGAAGAACCTCCTCCAGTACCAGCCTTCTTAAGCTTTCTTCTAAGCTCTGTTTCTGTAATCTTAGCCATTGGTATTCCTTTTAATTAAAGTACGCCAGAACACAGCCTGAGACTATCTCTTGCCAGTTAATCTAACATCAAATTGTAACTTACCCAACTGAGGGTTTGTTGTTCCGTCCATCTGAACCTTTAAGTTCATATATCTTCCAGTAGTTCTTAAATCAACTTTGTAAGCTGATGCAGGATTAAAGGTTGTGTAAGTATAAGTCTTAGTATCACTTAGATGCTGAGTAGCAGTCAATGCAATCTTAACATTGTTAACCGAATTAACCTTAACAGAGTTAATCTGTTTGATTGAATTGTTATCTGTTAAGTTGTCATCTTCTTTTGTAAACCAACCATCTGCAATATAAGTTGTATTGGATAATACTTGTAACTTAGTGTCATTTGGTTTAGTAGCATAGATCTTAAGCTCACCATTCAACTCTGTTTCATAGATATCTGATACACCAGGAAGACTTCTCTTATGTAGCTTCTTCTCATTGTAGTCATATACAAAAGCTAGGTTACAACCTAATCCTGCATTGGTAGTTGATGAGAAACAGAACCATACTTCCTTATCTCTTGTCTGTTGAAAACAGAAAGCCCTATCTCTCTCAGCTGCCTTAACCAAATCGAAGATCGTATCTTGAAAGATTCCTTTCGCGATATCAGTCTTTTGGGACTGACCATCGTGAATGTACACACCATAATTACCAACAACCAAATGCATAGCATCACCGATATTAGTAAAACAACGACTAGAATAGACTCCATCATCCTCAAATATTGATTCAAATGATAGAACATATGTATCTCCGGTTTCAGATACTCTGATAACAGAGTCAGACTTATAAGCAATAAAGAACTCACCTAACTGACCACCATCTAATATCTTTCCTGGGGTCTCTACTGCAAATGCATCACCTGCGGTATTAGTAGTACTAGCAGTCCATTCAGCAGCTGTTAAAGAACCAATGCCTGTAATATGGGAAGACCATAGGATATCTACTGGTAAGTTCACATCATCGGCTGTAGAAGTAGTATGTTCTTCAAAGATATTCATAGCCATTAGTCTATTTCCAAAAGGCTTAAGACTTCTAGTTACTAATGGTGTTGGTGTAGAGTCACTAGGCCAGTTAGGTAATAGGTTTAAACTACCTGAGCTGATACCTGCATCTGTAAACATTGGTGGAGCATCTACTGCTGGGTTAACAATAAGCATCTCATTGAATACGAATATCTGTGGAGGGTACTTATCATCGAAGGTAAACTTCAAAGAAGTTGTGCTATTAGTAATATCGTTCCAAGCACTTGTACTTGTATTGTAAGTTACTACGTGTCCAAAGTTATCAGTGCCATTAACGATAAACGCTAAGATAAGGTAGTTGTAACCTGCAGGTGTGAATTGTGTCACAGCCATCGCCTTACCACCAGATATTACTGCATCTGAATTGTGAAGTAAGATGTCGTCTACAAAAGTATTAACCCCCTGTACCGATCCATCTTTACATCTTAGGTTTAAGCAATCATTCCAAGCACCGTCTGGTAATGAATGAGTAGGCACATCTGTTATTAACCCTACCGCTGAGAAATCAATCTCGGGTGTTGTCTTGAAAGGCATATTGTCTCCTTAGTTACACTTACATACGCAAGGTTGTTGTTGAGGTTGCTGAGGCATAATCATCTGTGAACCCAGCTGAAACCCTTTACTTGGCATCTGCATCATCTGTCCAAAAAAGGCTAAAGATGATACAGTTATCGTAATACCTACTAAAAACGCTGTTATTGAACACTTGTTCATTAAGATTCCTTTAATTTATGTTGAACAGTACGCCATACAGGTCGTTTCTCAGTACCGAAGTTTACTTTAATCATTTGCTTTTTTCTTTAAAGAATACTCTCTCAGCGTGTTCTGATTGTTTACCTGGGTTAAAACTACTTATAGGCCTATGGTAGCCCATAACGCGAGTCCATATTTCACACTTTTGTCTTTCTGCATTGTTCATTTATTACTCCTATTAATTTCTAAACCTTTACAATCTTTCATCAATCATATCATTTACCTTTTGCCAACTGAGCGCCAAAGTAAAACTCAATGATAAGTGTAGCCCATTCAAACACCTCATTCAATTTGAGCATACCTTTAACTGTTACATACTCAACTTCATCTGCTGTGACTTGAATACCTAGTAGTGAAAAACCTTCTCTTACTGTTGGTACGACTGTTTCTACATTCCATATTACAGGTGCTATCTGAGTGAATACAACTAATGCTAAGATAACAAAGATAATAACTCTACGATTCAGTGCTGCCATAGGGGACTCTTTACTCGCAGTATCTCTAGCCTCTTGAATAGATTGTGACCTCGCTGCCAACACATCGAGCATCTGTGTTTGTTGGTCTTGTTTGGCTTGTTGGTTTAGCGCAAACAGCTTCATTGCAAATCCACCAAGGATAGGTAGGATATTTGTTAGTAAGCCCATCATTTCAACCAACCCTCTAACTTAGTAATAAAACGATTACAGATTGATTTAATCTTAGTTAGCAGAGTTACCTTTATGTATCTGCCTTTTGAATCTCTTACTTTTTGATTAGTTCTAGCCATTACTTATCACTCCTCATGTGTTTCCAAATTTGGTCAATCTTCTTAGACTGTTCAGTAATCATAGCCTTAATCTCACTTGCTTCAGTCTTGTAGTCTGATTTAAGTACATAGTCTCTAGGCATGTTAGATTGACAAGTATTCATCGTATGCTCTAACTCTTTAATATCAGTCATAATATTCTTGATAACAAAGATAGTCCCTGTTGTTACCATTCCTACCAGTGTCAAGATTATGTCTGAATATTCCATAGTTCCTTCAAGTTTGGTTAATGAGTGTGGGGCATTTCACCCCTACTTGTTTTTATCTATCTGTTCTTACTCAGCTGGATTCATTTCAGCTTCTTGAGCAGCTAACATAGCTTCATAAGCTGCTATTACTTCTGGTGTGTGTACCGCATTGCAGATAGCAATGGTTTCAGCAGGTTCACCTGTTGTGTCATCACCTGGTGCGATTACGTGTCTGTGGAAGTTCTTACCACCAATCATTACACCGTCATCTTCTACCCAAGTAGCTTCACGACACTGTACCATCTTGTGTTCCGAAACTACTTCTACTTTATCTACTACTGTTTTCTTTACTAAAGCCATTTTGACTCTCCTGTATTGTTATAAATGTCTGACCTAAAATCCATTTAGGTTAATTAAACTGATGTGTACGTTAAACTAAAATATATAGCACAAGCTGCGCTTGAAATCTTTGCGTGTGTTACACCCACGTATGAAGTAGTTTTACTACTTGAAAACATTTGACAGTTTGTGCTACCTAGTGGAAGGTGCATACTAAGCTGGTCATAAGTGTGATTTATATACCTAAAGAATATAGAGCCAGCACCAGCAGAACCAGTAGAACCAGACGTGAATGGTAAGCCTGTTATGGTGAGAACTGTTCCAGAGGTAATATCTGAGAATGTCTGCACGTGACCACTAACTGTAACTAATTTCCCAACCTTGATGTAGCGAGCGTTTGCCACACTAACTGTACCAGATAGAACACCTGGAGTCCAACCACCCTCCTCATAGTCATCTAAGGAATTGGCTGTTGATGTGTCACCATTAAACCTTATTCCACCAGAAGAGGGGAAGCGTACTGTTTCTGTTGAGTGGTTGGCAGGCGATGATGCCGCACCTGTTGAAATTACAATATCGCCCTCACCATATGCAGTCCCTCTGGCTACTAGAGCAATCGAACCTCTAGCACCATAACCATCAGAGGTAACGGTGCTAAATTGTATTTTTGCAGGTTTTTGTCCAGCTAGGGGGGCACTGCCTGTGTAGGAATTACTGATTTGTAAAGCATAATAATTAGGGTCAGCTAATGCGGTAGAACTACCATTATCTCTAGTATATATAATACTACCAGATGTATCTGTGTAATCTGTATGAAGGTTTACAGCAGTACCTACTTTTACAGCGGTATCAGTTATGTCTAATTTCTCTGACGTAGCGTTATCATCAATACCTGTTGAGGTGAAGCCATCACAAGTAACACTACCAGTAACATCAACACCAGTAGAGGTTGTGGATAGTTTAGCATTGTTGCCATATCTTAATTCAATACCACCAGTACTACTATTACCATAAGCATAGGCTTGCGAACCAGCAGCATTAGTTAAATACAAACTATCACCTGAAAGCATTAATGAGCCAGTACCTTGGTCGGTAATATAACTATTACTACCATCGTGATATATCTGTAAATCATTACTAGCACCAAACTTAGCCTTGACGTTATCACCTAAGCTAATATCTGCTGAAGTTGTTAGACCATCAGTAGTTATAACGCCAGTAACATCAATACCAGCAGAGGTTGTGGCTAGTTTTGATGAGCCGTTATGAAAAAGAGTTACAGCATCATCGTGGTAAGCTGTAAGCATTTGCTCTGTTGAGTCGTACTTTTCTAATGCAATACCTGCACTTCCACGAAGTTTAAGTATTCCAGTGCCTTGCTCGTCAACATAGCTATTACTACCATCGTGATAAATCTGTAAATCATCACTAGCACCAAAGTTAGCCTTGACGTTATCACCTAGTGACAAGCCACCTGTTAGCGCTAATTCAGCACTAGACATCTGAGCAGTTCCCACAGTACCATCACTAGGTGTACCAATATCTACTGCTTGTCCTTGCCATACCGCCCAAAAGGTTGAGCCTGTAGCTGGTGCTGATGAGAATACAATGTTTGAGCCTGAGACCTTAAAGCCTTCAGTACCTGTGTCATCAGGTTCTTGTAATACACCGTTAATGCTTACTAATAACTGTCCTGACTTAGCAGGGTTAATAGCTAGTGATGATGCTGTTAAAGCAAATGATGTTAGCGTACCGTTGAAGGTAGAACTTATGTCATCTACTACTTGATAGTTACCTACTCCAGCAGGCGAATTGCCAATATATGCCATTTATGTTTCTCCTGTTAAATTTGTTTGACACCCATACTACTGAGGGGGTGTATTCTGACGCTATTATGTTGTTTCCATATATTGTAGTTTTGGTACTTTTTTATCATAGCGTCTGATAAAATCATAGACTCTTCACCTACAGAGATAGTCTTACGAATAGAATGCAACCCATTTATGCCGTGATAACTCTCATCCTCAAACGCCTCTATACAAGTAAAATCATTTTCGTAAGGAGTAGCGCCCAGATATACGTACACCTCGTCTAGTATCTTCTGAGTTTTATCAATTAAATCATCATACTCAACAAGTAGTATATCGTTTACTTTCAACTTATAGTAAGCTTTAAAATCATTATAACTTGTTTGAAAACTACCTCCCTCTAAATCCAACTCTTTATTATTGTTTTGGAAAAGTGTTAAATAGGATTTTATAATATCCTCTGTATCTCTTACAGGCGCAATAACTTTAGGTAAGCTCCCGAAAATATCCTGATACATCTTTATGTTTTCTGGGTTTTGCCACTGCCTTCTTTTATCTATAATAATAGGCTTGTCCGTTAGTCCTTTAAAATACGCAGAAGTAAGAGACCTTAAAAAAGGAATTTTATTGCTTTGTATCTTTGCTGTATTGCAATCATCCTTAGAAATCTCATCTGTCCAAACAGTATAATTTCTCCATAATATTTCAACAAATGGAGATGTAGTGGTGACGTATATTTCTGGGTGTTGATTTAATAAGGCAGATAGCAAGGTAATACCACTACGAGGTAGTCCGCCTAATATAGAGAATGTAGGCACTATGGTGCTAACCACTGCTGCACCTCTTCATCCCATATATGCCTAACAGGTGGTTTACCTACATCTGCTGGTCGCGGAGTAGGGGGTAACCAAGTGCCTGTTGTTACATCTAAAATCCAAGAAGGGTATGGCTGCGGCACATAAAAAGCATCTAACACCTCATCATAGATGTTACCAATACCTGCAAAATTCAGCCTTAACGCTTTTGTTTGGTCGCTAGAGGCTTCTTTTGAATTGGGATTATAATATACTCCGCCTTTAGTATTATAGGATGTTTTTACCCATTGCCCTTTCTGAAAAGTATCAATATATTCTTGTGTGGCAACAATAACTTGTGTTACTACACCTTTTTCTATTTTTGCAAAATGACTCATTACGCTGTATAACTCCCTGAAGAATTGAAAACTAAAATAGTGTTTGTACCACTGAGACTCTCTGTTGGAGAGCCTGTAGTAGTTCCTGTGTAGAGGGCTGTAGGTATGCTTAAAATAACTACTCCAGAGCCCCCAGCAGATGATAAACCTTCGCTGTCATCAATGCCATTAAAACCATCCGCAGAGCCACCGCCGCCACCTGAGCCAGTATTTACAACGCCTGCTGTAGAGCCTCCCTCTTGCCCGCTCCTACCACCACCACCACTGCCGCCAGCAGCGCCACCAGCACCCCAATAAGAATAGTGACCACCAGCACCCCCGCCAGCTCTTGTTACAGCTGACCCTGTAATACTAGATGCTTTACCACTACCGCCAACACCGCCTATAGAGGAGGCAGTAGCGTTTCCTCCTACACCACCAGCGCCACCACCGCCACCAAAAGCGTCATTATTACACCCACCAGGTGCATTTTGCCCTATACCGCCAGCGTTACCTTGACCAGCAACAGGGGTACTAGAAACTTGTGTGCTTTCTCCTACACCGCCAGAGCCCCCACCTGAACCACCTGTAGCACCAGTTCTCGAATTATTAACTGAACAAACAGGTCCGTTAGCACAACCACCACCACCACCTGATAAAGAGAGTGCATTAATACTAGAGTCTGAGCCATTAGTTCCCCAGTTGGTTCGTAATCCATCTAATCCACCAAGTGCACCGCCACCTGCACCACCAGCGCCTACTGTTATATTGTAAATCGAGTTCTTAGATAAATACATAGAACTCTCAAAGTAACCTCCAGCACCACCACCACCCCCTGTGCTAGCTTGCACTACACTATTCCCACCACCACCTGCACCACCAGAAATAATTAAAAAGTTCACTAGGTAGTTAGCATCTATAACATCTGCCTTCAGTCCTTCTTTTCCTACTTTACTTATACCTGCCATTAGATGGTCTCCTGTAATACAGCCTTATCAGCTTCTGTTTTGACCCAAGCAGGTACATCAGCAATCGTTGTGCCACCTGTGATTGTCTTAGGGAATCTAGTCTTTACGTCTGCTACGTGAGCATCCCAAGTACCATCTGTCTGCATACCGAACTGTTCACCTGTAGAGGCATAACCATCTTCACCAGTTCTTAGTGCTACGTAATCAGGTTCGATAACATCAGCACCTTCTACGATAGTTAAGCCATTGACTTTAACGTCTTGTAGGAACTGTTGGTAATCGCGATTCTGAGGACTCTGTGGAATAGAAGCATTATCAGATAATCTTATAATTCCGTATGAATTTTCTTGCTGTTTTAGTTTATACATAATAATCTCCTATAATTCTGCGTCTAACCGTATATAGTTAGCTGTACTATCTCCGCTAACTCCCCAAAACATAGCTCCCCCTTGATGACCACTAAAAGCATTAGTGCTGTTATCATAATTTAAAGCAAACACTGACCTATTATCACCATAGTTATACGCCACAACAGTTCCTCCATCAACTTCTGAAGAAGCGCCAGCATATCTCATAAAGACACCACTATAAGTTAGAGTGGGTGATGTTCTCATAGGAACAGGAAGGTTTAATACCCCCATAGCATCATCAGCATCATAACCCGCAAAAATACAGACATAGCCGTGAGCGCCAGTGCCATTATAATCATAGCCAACAAAATACCTCTGACAAAGTGCCAGTTCCTCACCATAACTACGGTGTTCAAAGTCTGTGGCTACTGAGCCTAGTTCTAGTTGGACGTTGTTTATTACGATTGTAGTATTTGCATTTAAATATATTTCAACTCTTATTGCTGTTGTTGATGAATTGAAATTAGCCGATGTCAGAGTCATAGAATATTTCCCATCTGAAATATATGTTAAATTTCCATAATGTGTTCCACCCCCTATGCTATAACAGTTCGCACTTAATATATTAGAATAGTTATCTGCGTCAAAAGAAAGAATGTAATCTCCTAAGGGAACATCCTGTGCCTCTATATCTTGCATAAGTGAGTTTGTTACCCCTGTTCCTGAAATAGCAAATTGCAAACCTCCTGATACTTTATCAATGTCAATAGTCCCACCATTAGACCATATATTCCATCTATCTGCGTGGTAGGTTCCACTAGAAACACCACTAAAACTTGTACCCCTCTGCCATACATCAAACCCACCATTAATAATCAGGTTCTTTCTACCTGACTTCAGGCTTACAACTGCTGCGTCTGCTATCTTAGCTTCTGTAATAGCATTGTCTGCTACGTCTGCTACAGCGATAGCTCCGTCTACAATCTTAGAAGCGTCAATACTGTTAGCAGGAATATCATCTGCTGTTACTGGTACCGCTGAGGGTACTCTACCTACGTATGGCATATTATTCTCCTAAAATTAAGTGATTTCCATAATTGATAACGCTGCATCTAATGCAGAAGCTGTATTACTCTGCACCTTCACAATGTCTCCTGCTTGAAGCACAATCTTGTTACCAGACATAATCTCTACCGCTGAACCTGATGGTAATGGAATGTCTTTAATGAAGTACACAGAGGTGTTAGTTTCAACATCAACAGTAGTACTCACAATTTGAGCACTAGCGTTAACTGAAGAACCTAAGATATTAGCCACTGTTAATCCGATGATTACTGTAGTTGTGCTTGCAGGTACTGTGTAGACTGCTACAAGCGATGTGCCTATCGTGGTCTTTGTTTTTAGTTTGAATGTATTTGCCATAATGTTTTCCTATCCTAATGCGATACTCATCGCGACTGCGTTACCCAGAGCTTCTTTAGCGTCTAGGGCTGCTTGTAATCCTGATACTTCTGCAATAGAATGTGTAGCAGGGTGTGTGTAATTGTTAGCGCTAGTAGCTATACCGTCTAATTTAGTATTATCAGCTGTTGTAAAGTTAACTTGTGTAAGCCCCCCATCTCCAACTGAGTATGTGGTGTCTGTAAACAACGCACCAGAAGGTACATTAGTTAATACTTGTGAATCATCTACCTTACCATCTAAAGCTGTTTGTAGGCCTGTAATAACTGAAATAGCGTGATTAGCTGGATGCGTGTAGTTGTTAGCTGAGGTAGCTATTCCTGCTAGTTTAGTCTGTTCTGCATCACTAAACTCGTTAGTGTCAGCTTCACCTTCATAAGCAGCTTTAATCTCTGCGCCAGTTTGATCTCCTGTAGCACCTGCTTCAATACCATCTAGCTTAGCCTTATCAGCACCAGTCTGTACACCAGCAACAGTTGTAGTAGCAGCAGGGAGAACAGCGTTAGTTCCATCTGAGCTTACTACAGTGTTAGTAGTTGCAGTTGTGGTTGTAGATAGGTTGGTTGTTACGTTTGTTACTTTAGCTGTGTTAAGAGCTACAGCTGCATCAATAGCAGTTGAGTCGTAAACAGTATCTGTGTAATTACCAGCGTGTACATTGGTAGACCCTTGGTCTGTTGTCCAATCTAAATGCTCATTAGCCACAAAGCCAGTTAAGGTATCGTGGTTAAGAGTTACAACACCTGTAGCACCATCAACACTTGTTACAGCATCAGTTGGAGTTTCAAGTAAAGTAAAGTCTGCCATTGTTCCAGCAGAACCTGAGTTCTTAACATAAGTCTTCTTCTCATCGGTTCTAACTACTACATCACCTTCTTGTGCTGTAAGAGCCAACATAAGCACTTGGCTCGCTGCTGTTTGAACTGTGGTTAAAGCTATTGAGCTAGCTGAGATAACATTACTAGCAGAGATGTTAATACCCGTGCCACCTGTGTAAGTTACAATCTCAGCCCAAGAAGTACCATTGTATCGGTACATCTTATTATCAGTTGTATTGAAGTATAAATCACCTTCATCTAATGAGGTTGTTGGGGCTGTTGTTGAAACTCTATATCTATCTGCAAATGAATTTATACCTGTGATATTACTAGCACAAGTGTCCATTGCAGTTACATTAGCTGAAGTGCCTAGTGTGTTCATATCAGAAACAACATCTGCTGTTCCTAGTGTGTTCATATCTAGAACTACATCTGCTGTTCCTAAGGTATTCATATCAGCTACTACATCAGCAGTACCTAGTGTGTTCATATCAGAAACAACATCAGCTGTTCCTAAGGTATTCATATCAGCTACTACATCTGCAGTACCTAGAGTGTTTAAATCAGCTACTACATCTGCAGTACCTAAGATAGCCATATCAGCAACAATAGCAGCAGTACCTAAGATATTCATATCAGATACTACATCAGCAGTACCTAAGATAGCCATATCAGCTACAGCAGCTGCTGTACCTAAACGTCCTATTTCTGTACTCTTACCAGCTACTGTAGTTACATCACTTGAGATGCCAGCAACTGTTGTTACGTTTGCTGATATGCCTGCTACTGTGGTTACATTAGCTGCAATACCAGAAACGGTATTAATCTTTGTTTGGTCTGATGTTGTTGGTGTAGTACGATTCCAGGTTGTTCCACCTAAATCGTAAACCATCATAGCATTGGTTGTTGTATCAAAGTACAACGCACCATCTACTAAGGCGTCACCATCATTATCTAGTGTAGGTCCTGATGATTTAACACCAAGATACCTATCGTCAAATGAATCATACGAAGCTGCTGCATTAGTTTCACTAACGGCTGCTGCTGTCTCACTTGCCGCTGCTGCAGACTCGGAAGCTGCTGCATTAGTTTCACTTACCGCTGCTGCTGCTGCTGAGTTATCAATAGCAATCGTATCGCCTGCGTTACCATCATAAAATGAATTTCTAGGCATATTATTCTCCTATATTAAAGCTTCAGAAAATATCTGTGTAAATGTAGCTCCTTTGAGCTCTGCCTCTTTAGCTTTATCGTTTAATGTTGTGATCTTATCTAAGAACATTTGATAATATCTAGCCTCGTCCTCAACACTTCCTAAGAAAGCAGAGCCAATAGCTAATGATGAATAAAGAACTGTTTCATACTCGCTAGACAAGATATAAGGAATTACTTCAATAGTAGCAGTTCCAGTTCCAGTTCCAACTCCTGTGGCATTAAATATAACACCTACAGTGTTACCTGAAGCTCCTATTGCTGTGAAATCTGTCGTTCCAACTGTAGTAATCGTATAGTACTTACCAATCGTAAACGCACCAGCTGTTGTAGTAGTTGAAGAGGTAGTGCCAATAGCCTCGCCAGCCTTATAATACTTTAACACATACTCACCAGAAGCACTTTGCTCTCCTTCTTTATCTGTTAATAAGAAACTAGTTAGCTCTCTAGTGAAAGAGTAATTCATCTTGTTATTATGAAAAGCCTTGCCATCAATCCTACGATAAGAAACATCATCGTCTTTATCAGAGTCTGTCCAAGTACCGCTAGCAGCTGAACATAAAGCTCTAGTTGTATTAGTAGTTGGAGCAACCGAACAGGTTCCTGCCTTTACTAATCTTAATTCAATTAACTCTAGGAACCTAGAAGGAATAGTAATACTAGAATTGCTACTAGCTACTGAGAAGCCTTCTAAAGCCTCTAAAGGAGGAACACGAAGTTTCTCATAAACCTTAGCTTCAGCCATCTGAATGAATAAATCAAGCTGAGTATCGGTTAAATCTGTTCTGTTCAGCCAATCCGCAATATTTGTGCGTAATGTAGCTTGATCTATGATGGCCATATAGGGCTCCTAAATTAGTTAGTAATACATAAGATGAGGATATTTAAACTTCATGATATGTTTAAACTTTCTCATTTCTTCAGGTTGGATATTCTTATCATGGATATTAATTCCATACTTTGTCATAATATCTAATGCAATTGTATCTGGTACATTGCAAAACGGTTTAAATCCTGAATCGATTCGCTTGTTTTTTTTACCGAACTCTCTTTGAGCTTTCGCCCATTCTAAATGAGGCTCGATATCTTGTACTATACCAATGCCACTGGCATCTGAATGTACTTCATAATCTTTAAATAATTGTTCTCTTATTTCTCTCATCTCTCATCTCTTTATTATTCTTACCGACAAAGACTCTTAGAATCTTTCTTGGTAAGAATAACCCCCACCCGAAAGCAGGGGTTAATTCAACTTTGCTTAACCTATTAAGTTAAAGACACATCAATGATAACACCGTTACCAGATGGACTCTTAGCTTCCAAAGTACACTCGTGTACCATGTAAGAACGTAAAGAGTCACCGTCTTCGTTGATATCACGGAACTGAATCGGACGAAGAGTTGCAACTGATAATAGAGAAGGATCGTAAACGAACACTTCAGTATCATCCATTAAGTAGTTGTGAACTAACTCAACATCACCAAAGTCAGATTCATACAAATCAACTGATTGGCGTAACTTGCCCTTCTCATCAATATTTCTACGAGTATTCATAGAAGAAGTATTAACTAAGTTAGAGAAGTTTACTTTGTTAGCTGTTGACATCATTACTTTAGATGGAGCTGCAGAAGTTTCGCCGTTAATTTCACGAAGAATTTCATTGATGCTTGCTAAAGTAAATGGCTCAGAAGCTTTACCAGTACCAGCTGCAGTAGCAACATCAGAACCATCACCAGCAGCTTGTGTCACTGTTAATGATCCAGAAGTTACAGATGCAACAGATTCTGCTACACCAGCATAAGACTGGTATCCGCCCATCTTACGAGCGTATGCTTGAATGCCACCTGAGGCTGAAGAGCCTTGCGTACCTTTTGTTTGAGAAGACACTAAAGTCTTCTCAATGTCACGCATGATTTCTTTACCTCGCTTCTCAGTCTGATATTTGAATTCAGACTTACGTCCAGCCTTGTCTACAGCTTCAAGAGAACCAGAAACACGAATACCTTTAGTAAAGATCTGTGCCTTGTTATCAATCTTCTGTACAACAGGACCGGCAGATTCTGCGAAGCTTGAACCTTCAACTGCAGCTTGCAATGCAGCAGCAGCTAAAGTGTCAGTTGACCATTCATGAGTAATCGCAGAAGCTTTGTTCTTACCGATTGAAGACATGAATGGAGTCATATCTCTAGATATATTAGAGATGTAGTTTGCTAGGTCCTCTTTCTGAGAACCCTGAGCAGTAAAACTGCCCGTTATGGTTGAAGTACCAAATTTAGTAGCCATTTTGCTATCCTTATATTAGACAGGCTGACTAGCCAAACATATTGTCAATAACATTATCAAAGAGAACTTTTGAATCGTTCTCTGTTCCTTTGCCTTTACTAACTCTTTGTCTAGACTGATCAACTCTGTTTTCTTTTTTAGTTGTTTTAGAAACAGGCTTTTTAGTTGAGACTCTTTTAACTGGGGCTTTCTTTCGTTTAACAGCCCCCTTAGAAGTAGTTTCAGCTAATCTTCGGAATTTGTCCACAAATGCAACTACTGCAGGATCTACCATTGAGTCAACAAGATGTTCAGGTAGTCCACCTTTTAAGGCGAACTCTCTGTTAGCTTGTGCCACATCGTTTGACCAATCTGGAACATACTCAGGAATTGCAGCATGGAATGCTTCAACTTGTTTGTTGAATTGCCCCACTTGCTCTTCTTGAACCTTTCGTCCCATATTTTCCAACATTGAATCTCTGTTAGTTTTACGTTGAGAATATTCCTTTGTCGCCTTATTAAACTGTCTTTCTAGTTTACTAGCTTCAAAGTCATCTTCAGCGTAAGCTTCATCAACCTTCTTTTCAAGGTTTGATAAGATTCGCTTGTCTTTGTCATCTTGATCTTGTAGTAACTGTGCATTTATTTTAGCAAATACCTGAGCGTCTGCTTTATAAGCATCTAACTCTTTTGCCTGTTTCGCAAGTTCATCCCCTTTCTTCGACTGATGTTGTTTAGTCTGATAATTAGCGACAAGCTCTTCCATAGTGACATTGCTTTCTTCCCCATCAATCTTAACTGGGACTGCAAAGTCCATATCGATTTCACCTTCTTCACCTTCTTCCGAATCATCTGCATCGTCATCTTGGGTAGCGTCCGTAGACTCATCCTCATCCTCAGCTTCTTCCTCTTCACTATCTTCCTCTACTTCATCAACTTCTTCAGCGTCCTCGTCAACGATGGGATCATCGTCTGTGAGTTCTTCTGTGTCTTCATTACTTTCTTGGGTAGCGATCTCATCTGTACCGAGAACCTCATCCGCCAAAGCATCAAAGTCAAAGTCTGAAACTTGCGACTCATCTCCATTACTAAAGGTAGCTTCGCTTTTTTGTTCTGACATATAGTCTCCTATTATAGGAGGGTCTATTTAAACCCTCTCAATCAATCATCAAATAGTTCTTAAATAGAACCTCTTATTTCTTGCCTTTACATTTATCACCGTGCCATCTACCATAAGTTAACTTTGTTAACCCTGTTTGACCACAATGCTCACATGTAACTGAACCTTCTTGCGTAACCTCTTTCTTCGCTGGTTTTGCTTTAGCATTAAGCCTTTGCATTGCAAGAATGTTTTCTTTAGCTTTAATTAAGTTGTTAAACTCAGAAGCTTGAGCACCTAGCCCACGCCCTAAAGCAATCGTACTTAATGTCATCTTTATGCTAGATTCAATTCTAGCTAGAGCTTTTCCCTCTACATCATTCATCATTCATCATCCTTTTCACGAGCTTTGTTATTTTTAGCAGTAATTGAGCGCTCGATGTTCTTCATCACTGCTCCTTGACTAATTGCTAACTTATAGAGAAACTCTCTCGATTCTGTTTCAAAGTGCTTAGTTTCTAGCCACTGTGTAAACAGTTGATTGAGAATATCCTCAGTCACCATAGTCATAGTATCTTTTATTTCATCACATTGGTAGCCTTTAGTCAAGGTCCTTTGTGCATCATCATAAACCGATACCTTTTTTGGTTTTCCATCAGGGTCTTTCTTATAACCCTGCTGTCTATTGTATTTTTGTGTCATCTATCTCTCATCTATTGTTGTTGTCCACCCATCATTGCTGATGGATCCATACCCATTTGCTCTGCCATCTGCATAGCTTGCTCAGGGTTTTCTATAGCAGCTTGGGCTAATTGCTCACCTTGCTGTTGTATCTCTGCTGCTTCTTTCTCTTGCTCTTCAGTATCCTGATAAAGGCTTTCAAAGTCAACAGGAACTTGTCTAGGCACTTGTGCCCCTTCAGTTCCTTGAGCTTTAACAGAGACCTCAGCCCACTTACGATTTGATTCATCTTGTGCTGTGAGTAACTGACGCTTATTATCAATCTTCTTATTGTCAATCTCAGCCTTCAAGTAACTAATATTAGCAGAAGCTGTCTTAGTATCAAGCTCTGCCTTAGCCAACTCTATCTGCTTAGCTTTCTCAGAAAGATCATTTGCCTCTTGTTGCTTCTGCTGTATCTGTTGTTGAGCAGCTTCATCAGCAGGATCTATTAAGTATCTAGTAGGATCTAGACCCATGTTTGCCACAATATCAGTTGCAAGATTAAATGCAGCCATTGGATTTATATATGCAGCTGCCTCAGGATCTTGGGCCATCATAGGAAGTAATTGAGCTATTTCATTCAATTTCATACCAGTGTTCTGATTTGAATTCTCCCCAAGGTTAGCTTGTATCTCAAGATCCATATTTGAAGGCATGGTCTGTAAATCATCAGCAGATAATGAAGCATAACCTTTGTCTGTCTTGTATCTCATAGGATTCTTTAAATTCGACTTCATCTCTTTCAAGACTCCACGACATAAATCCTTAATACCGCTTTCAACAAATCTTCTAGCAATGTGTTCAACACGAATTTGAGCAGCGTTCTGAGCGCCAGCCATCTTCTGCTCAGAGTTGCCAGAAACAAACAATGTATCATTTAATCCCATTGCAGTTTTAGTAAGCCCTGTTGATTGCTCTTTTTGCAAACCTAAGAACTCAAGCATTCCAGCTGTTCCTGGGCTTATTTGCTCAGGAGTAATCTGTTGTATAGCATTCGCAGGAGAACCGTTAGTAGCAATAATTTGCTTAGGTAATGGGTTCTGTAAAGCGGCAAAGTCTACTACATTAGGATCGGCTAGCGTTCTGCCGTAATTACCAAAATAAACATTCTCTACGAAGCCACGCATAACAGCTGTAGTAGCTTGCGTCTGTGGGCGAGCCATATCTAATAATGACAACCCGTAGAATTCATGAGGAATCTCAATTGGATTCAATATTGCAATCGGAATATAGGAAGCGTCTTCTTCTTCTAGAATCGTGTTTCCAGCTTTAATGACATGCTTTAATTCAGCAATACCATCACCGTCACGATCAGAACGAATCCAACATTCAACCACAGTAATAGAGATATTTGCCTCATCTTCCGCATCATCTACATTACTCCAGTTATCGATACCTGCTGATTGCTTACGAGCATAAGACTCAAGAGACCATTCAGAATCTCTGAAAGAAGCCTCTTCCCCCATCTCAGAAAGGTCTCCAGTAAAGTCTGGCCAGTTAATTCTAATCTCAGAATGGGTCATGTCGGTTACTAAACCAACAAACTTAGCCTCAGCAACTGTATCTGCTGCCTTATCAATCATAAATGATTCAGGAGGTATGTTCGTTACCTTAACTCCAGATTTGTCAATCTTTCGTCTTAATCTAACATCTTCATAGACAACGGTATCCCCTAACTCTAGGTTGATAAATTCGCTCTCTTGGATGTTAAGATCTCCAACAATCTCTACATCTGTATCAGACAAGATTTGATCTAGCGCTTCTTGTTGAATGGTATCGTACTCTTCAACTTCGTAGTCAAATCTTTCTTCCCATCCCCAGGTTAGCGCACTGTTCCCAAATACAACTGCAGACTTAATCCATGTTTCAAGCTTAGTCCAGCCATTAGGATTAGAATTGAATAGGCAGTAGTTCACTACATCCGATGCAACCTGGGAGGCCTTTATAGAGGCCACTTCGTTGCTATACGGTGTGAATAATGCTAACTTATTGTTATCAAGTAGTAACTTAGTTAACAGCGCGGTGTAACCCTCTGCAATCTCTGCAGAATCTGAAGAAACAATCTTAGACACGCCTTGGGGAGATAAGTCTCCTTTAGCTTCTAAACTCATTTCATAAATTGAATTCTCTCTTCTCTTTGCAGCATCTGAAGACCCTGTATAACCACCTGTGGTATTACGGATATTTCTGTCAATCGAATCGATCAACATGTCATCATCTACTTTCTCTATCTTATGTTTGCTCATTCGCTCTCTCGCTTATAACCACTTAGTATCTGGGGCTTGGTACTGAGAATTAATCTCTCCCCAACTAAAGGTTTGGTTAGTTAATGAATGACCATGTGTACGATAAGCCTCACAAGTAATTGCTAAACTCATCACCATGTCATCATGATGTCCTACTGAGGCCTCTGCTTTTCCACTTGGAGTAATAATGAAGTTTCTTAATTCTTCTATTATCAAACTACTAGGAATCGCTATATCCTCATCCTCAATCATTCTTCTTAAATTAGAAATAATTGGGGCTCTTGTTGCTGTTGTTGTCTTAAAACCTAAATGGTTAATACTATCTGAGGCTGTGTTAGCAGTCTTTCTTTGCTGATACAGATTTGGATAATTCATGCCAAATAGTTGCTGTACTGTTGCAATGCCAATTGAGTTTGCCTCTGGGCAAATCAATCCGTTGTTATACCATCTACCTAAGTAAAACAAAATCTTTCCAAATCTAACAGGGTCAGTAATATTGCTTCTGTAAATAGCCACAACCTCCCTTTCCGAGTTCATTACTGTTGCTACCGAGTAATCGCCCTTTACACCTAAAGCGACATCTGCCCCGATTAAATACTTTGAGTTCTTTTGCGGAGCCTGCCAAATGGATAAACTTCCTTCATTAGACTCGTCAAACGCAGAATAGTCGTCATTATATTCTCTTATGCTCTCTGGGGTTATGGTAATGTACTTGTCCAAAGTTTCTTTACTGAATACAGAACTACCACTTTGTAAGAAGCTTTCTTCAGCTGTAAAAGGATACTCCTGCTTAAACATCGCTGTGGATGTCTCTGCAACCTTAATCCTTCTCCAAAAGATCTGCTCGTTATCTAGTGCCCATCTTTCCTTTAACCTGCCCTCATCGGGAGTTAATTCGATATTATCGGGACACTTAAGCCTATACTCATCTTGTAGATGCCAAGGCACAAACAAAGGCGTAAAGTTACCTTCCCCTTTCTCTGCCTTATTCCACAAATCATAATAAACACCTTGAGCACCGTTAGATGTACTATTAATGATAATAATACTACCTTTAGTGAGCGCTACAGACTGGAATAGTCCAGCCATAACCTTATCAGCATTCTGGAAGAAAGCAGTTTCATCACAAAGTAACGCAGTATTAGTAGTGCCTCGTCCTGGGTTATCTGCTCCAGCTGTGAACAATCTAAATTTGGAATCGTTCTCCTTGAAGACCATTTCCCTCTTATTCGATACCCCTAACTCTGGCCTAACATTCTCAGGAAGATTCTCCCAGAATGTCTTACTCATACTAAAGATACTCTCAGTCGTAGGCTTATCTAACGAAATAATTACAGCTCTCGTATTCTTAAAAAAGAGAGTTCTATGAAAGATCAAAGCACTTGATATAGTTGAGAACCCTGCCTGTCTGTACTTACTGATGATCATTCGGACATATCCGATTTCTTTCATCTGCTTAATATACTCATCAACAACAACCTCTTGAGCCTTGTTAACTGTCAGATGGATAAGACCTTTGTCAGCATCCTTAGGATAGATCATTAAAGCTTCTTCAATAAAAGCCCTTGGTTCTCTCTTCCATCTTTTCCACACCTTACGCTTCTCTAATTCAGCCAATAACTGAGCAGCTTCTTTATTAGGATTCATTATTTCTTGTTCTTAGAGCCTTTATGTCTTCCAGGGCCCCTCTTCTTTGTACTCTTCTTTGTAGTGTCTTTCTTAAACAATGCAATGATATCTTTCATCAAATCAATCAGCTTTTGCATCTTGAACCTCCTTAGTCGTTAACAATCTTAAACAGTCTTTCCTTAATTTCTTTATTCGATAAATCCTCTACATCGTTCTTATTCACTTCCTTAGCATCCTTAGTTGCTTCAGTGTACTTATTAATCTCTTTAATACATTCCAGAGCCATCTTATCGCCAGTGGGCGTATTCTGCGCCATATTCCTTTCCATTAACATCATAAGCCTAACAGATGCTGGGATATTACCATCTATCAGCACCATATCCTTCATAGCCTCTTCAATTGAAGGGATGCTTACATGTTTGTTTTTACTTCCCTTCTTTCCCTTTCCTGTAGGATTTCCAGAGACCCCTGGCTTGAACCTATAAGCTTTCCCAGCCTCTTTCAGTCTTTCTCCACCATCCTTTCTAGCTTTAATCTTAGCCTCTAACGTAGCCTTCTTTCTTGGCATATAAATCTCCTTGTTTTGTCATATTTGAAATCTTATCTGTACATCGTCTATGGGTCATATTTGAAATCTTATCTGTACATCGTCTATGGGTATTATATATTACAACCACCCCCCGATATACTTTGACACCCCCTTAACTCTCTAGGGCTTCTGTGTACACGGCGAGCAAGCTCTTGTGTCCACTATGTGAATCATTCTCGATTCATTTATAACAACATAGGAGTAATAACATGGATATCAATTCAACAATCGTTCACGTAGGTGGACTTAAGTATCATATCGAGCCTACTAGAGGCAACCTAGCACAACAGGCTATCGGCAAGATAATCAGAAAGCGTAAGCAATCTGGGTCTATCGAGGTAGACTTGAATGTAAGTAAGCATCGTAAGTTAATGCGAGCTTTAGTAGAGCACGTTCAGCTGTCTAAGTGGTGGTCTAGGCTGGACACAGGTGTGTACATGCTAGAATCAGATAGGTTCGGCTTTGTTATCTCTTGGGATGACAGTAATGTCCACCTTGAAATAGCAAGCGATTAGAGGCGTTATAAGCCTTGACCCTACCTTAGGTATCACTGAGGTAGTAATCGTGCCTTTAAGACACAATTACGGAGCTTAGAGGGTGCAATACTGTCCTCTATAAGGACACAATAGGAATTTATAGCAGGATAGTCGTTCCTACACTGTCCTTACATGGTACTTGAGTGTTTCTATGGGGTATTAGTGTATGTGCAACACATTTGCAACACATTTGATGACATCATTGAACACATTTGCAACACATTTGATGGCATCTATGTGCCACACATTTGATAGCATCATTGAACACATTTGATGGCATCTATGTACTACATCTACGTGGCATCATTGAACACATTTGATGGCATCATTGAACACATTTGATATGACACTATGCATCATCAATGTTCATTACTGAGCCATTACCAAGTACAGTTACGATTACCTAAACAAGACTCGAATCAGAAAGCATATCAGTAACTAAGTAGACTGTATTGAATCTTCACAGACTCTATACTTTCCCTCTATCGTTTCACTTAACTCATTACTGAGTCTTATGTGGGTCGTAATCGAAATCTACTTAGTT